GAGGGAAAACCGAGGCATGCCCACCCCCTTTGCCCCCTACGCCAACCTGCGCCTCCTGTTCCGCAGGCCCTCCGCTCCGCCTGCTTCACTCCGTGAGGGCCCACGGCCTGCAGCAGTGGAGCTGGTGGTGATCGAGGCCTTCGCGGAGCTGTCCGCCGGTGGTGATGGCACCGAAGCCGGCGGCCTGGAGATCGGCCAGCAGGCCCTCAGCGGCAACATCACCCGCTGGGCGATCCTCCCCGCCGGTGCCACCTGGCTGCAGGCCGGCACCAGCTGGCCGTGGAACGACACCGGCCTCCGCCCGCCTGGTCTCCGCGCTGGCGAGAAGCTGGAGGCCTGGGAAGGGCCGCTCACCGCATTGCCCACCATCACCGGCGGCACCCCAGGCTGGGCCACCATCCACAGCCTCTCCGGCACCGGCGGCATCGATGCCCTGGTCGCTGCAGAAGCCGGCGATGAGTTCAGCGGGGTCTTCGCGGTCAACCGATGAGGGTTCGAGCCCGCACCAGCGTTCGCATCAACCTCAGCGTCGAGTCACGCGCGCGCGCCGCAGCTGATACCGCCGCCAAGATCGTCTTCAACGAGGCCTTCGCCGAGATCCTCGACACCATGGGCTCCAAGGTCTGGAGCTGGCCCCGTGGTGAATCGCCCCGCAACATCGTGGACAGCGGCCTGCTGCGTGCCTCAGGGTCCGTCACGATCAACAGCACCCTGGCGCACTACAGGTTCGTGTTGAACTACGCCACGGCGGTCCATAACGGCGCCTGGATCTACCCCTTTGGGGATCGCACCAAGGATCGGGTGTTCCTGCCCCCCAGGCCGTTCGTCACTGCTGTGCTCGGCATCGAGCGCTACCCCGGCATCACGCCGTATGACCTGCAGGCGCAGTTCCGGGAAAACTTCCGCACAGCGTGGAGAACACAACGATGACCGGCGCCTACCAGTCGCTGCCGTTTGTGCAGCAGCCTGCCGTTCGTGATGACGCCTGGGCGGAGGTTGGCAATGAGCAGGTCGGCATCCTCCGCTTCCCGCGCCATGGCTTCCTGTTGGTCGGTGAGCAGGACCTGATCGCAGAAGCAGACCCGACGAACAGCATCTACGTCGAAACCTGCCGCATCGCCAATGTGATCGCGGCAGCTGAAGGCTGGACCCCCACCGAGGCCTACGCCACCGTCACCCGCATCCAGTCCAGCGCCATGGGCGTGCGGGTGCTGCTGACGCCAGAGGAGCACGATGCACGGATCCGGCATGCGGCACTGTTCGGCCCGCTGGTGCGGCATGTGATCGGCCTGTCCAACCTGCTCACCCTGCGGCGCTGCACCGCCGTGATCCGCTACCGGCTGGAGGGCTGCAGCGACTGGAGCGACGACGACACCAGGGCCCTGCCCGGTGCGCTGCGCGATGCGATCCACAGCTTCGAGCAGGCGGAAGAGGCCGCGATGGCCGGCATCGAACCGCAGGACGTGGAAGCGCAGCTCGCGCAGCTGGAGGTGGATCTGGGAAAGCTGCCGCCGGCACACTCGATGCCGCCGCAGCCAACTGGGCCGAAGCGTTCTGGCGCTGCCAGGAGCTCTACCCCGGCGACAGCACCTTCTCCCGTGAAGCGTTCCCGTTCCTCCCGGTCCCCTTCGTCCTTGAAGCCCTCGATCGAGGTGAGCGCCGGCGGCGACAGCAGCTCCACTGGGCAGAGCTGAGCACCGCACAGATCGCCTGGCTGGAGGCTGAGGCCAACCGCGACCGCAAGCGCCGCAGCAAGCCGTTCGAGCTGACGGACTTCTGCTTCTTCGCCGATGTGGCCGAGAAGCCCACACCACCGGCAGCCGCTGGTGCTGCACTGCAGGAACTGCTGCGGCGTGATCTGCTGCCTGCCTATGCGATCGGACCATGGTGCGAAGACCTGCAGCGCGCAGGCCAGGGCCATGAGCTGCCGAAGCGCCTGGTGCTCGCGGCCGAGGATGCCCTGCTGCTCGCGCCATGGCGGCCTGATGCCGACCACTGGGCAGGGTTCCTGATCGCGGAGCACAGCGCCAGCGGGCAGCAGCGGGCCTTCTACTCCGAAGACGGCGATCGGGTCGATCTCACCGTGCCAGCGGCCCTGATCGGCCGGGTGGCAGTAGCAGCACGCGCCGGTGCAGTGCTGCCGTTGGTGAGCGGAAAACTCGGGCAACCCTCATCCGACGAGATCCAACCATGACCGCGGGCGCCCAGAACTACACGGCGGTCCTCGATGTTCAGACCTATCTGGTGCCGATGCGTTTCTCGGCCATGGACCTGGACGACCTCGAGACCGCTCAGACCGACATCACGACCTTCCTGAACTCCGCCAATGCCCTCTCCGGGCCGAAGGTGGTGAACTGGAGCGGGACCGGCAGCACCTTCGAGCTGTTCGTGGACCAGCAGACGCTGACCATCAGCAATGTGGCCCGGGCCACCAACGTGGTCACGATCACCACCTCCGCCGCTCACGGCCTGGCGACTGGCGACAAGGTGAAGGTGACCGCGACCACCAACGCTGGTGTGAACGGGTCGTTCGTGGTTGCCTCGGCGCCCACCACCACCACCTTCACCTACGCCCAGACCGGCGCCAACATCACCAGCGGTGCCGACACCGGCAGCGTGAAGACCGGCCTGCAGAAGCTGGACGGCACCGACAAGCCGATCCGCGTGCTCAGCCTCACCGGGATCCCGTTCTCGATGGACACCACCACCGATGGTGCGCTGACCCTCGATGCCGTAACCCTCGGCACGCAGATCAACATCGCCACCGGCAACAGCTTCTCCGCCTCCGTGAGTGGCCTCAGCGCTCACAAGAACGTGGACTGGAAGCTGCTGACCTGCCTGTCGGAGCGGAACACCGCCGAGGGCCTGATCGCCAAGATGCTGCGCATCGGCCCTGGCGGCACGGTGGAGCAGAAGTACGGCTTCATCCGGGTCGAGAACTTCGGCGAGGATGGTGATGCCGGTGCGCTGAGCAAGTGGACCGCGACCTTCAACGTGGTGGGCCCGCTGCGCACCATCGTGGACAACGTGATCGCCTGATGCTCCAGGCCCTGGCGGGAGGGCTTCTGCTCCCCCGCCCTGGGCCTCATGCAGCGGGTCGTTTCGGGGGTGCCTCCAGTCCGGGGGTGCCCCCGTTCTGCTTCAGCAGGGCCTGGGCGGCATCACGCGCGATCTGCGACGGCCGCCCCAGCTGCTGCCGCATTGCCCACTGCGTGGCGGCCTTCTGCGACATCCAGGCTTCGAGCAGCTGGCGGCACAGCGCACGCAGGGCTGCAGGGTCGCTGGTGGCATCGATGGTGCGCCGCATCCGCTCCATCTCGAACGACTGCGCAGTGGACAGCTGCATGGCGTGCTCGCTCGCAGGTTGTTGCGCTGAGGTTTCCCCGGTGGGAAAGCTGACGGCATGGGATCGAGTCTTCCAACCAGCTCGCTGGCGGTGTTTGATCTGCTGGCTGCTGATGCCACCCTGGCGCCACTGGTCGGCAGCTACCTGTGGAGCAACGGGCAGACGCGGCCGGCGATCGCTCACCTCTGGCGCAACGAAGACCTGGGCCCTGAGGTGGTCGCCCGCGGCGTGGAGATCGTGGTGTGGCGTGTGGGCAGTGATGACCCGGTGCCGTGCGTGAGCGGTGAGGTGATCGTGAACCCAACGATCAGCCTGGCGATCACCCAGTGGGAGCCCGCAACGGCCGGCGGGGCCATGCAGCTGGAGGCGGTGGTGCGGCGTGTGCAGAAGCTGCTGCCGGGGGCGAGCGCTGCGGATGTGAGCGTGCCGGGGCTCACGGTGGGGCTGCAACAGCAGGCGGTGCGGTGGCGCTGCCCGGTGCTGGTGGTCTGATCAGCTCTTCATCAGCTCACGCACATCATCGAACAGCATGATTTTGATGCCGGTAGGTTTCATCGTGCAGATTGCCCAGGTCTGGTAGAGATCACCGGTGGCATTGTCCTGCGCGCGGTAGCTCACGACCACCTCACGGGTGTTGATCGGGTCCTTCAGCAGGCTGGCGGCCCTGGCCTTGTCTTCCACGTGCTTCCAGTAGGGGCGCCACTGGATCTTGAGCGCTTCACGCTTCACGGCATCCCTGCAGCGGCGGAGCGTGGCATCAGCGCTTGGCGGCCAGGTGTGAAGCCGGTCCTGCACCATCGGCACCAGCCAGCCGACCACCAGGGCAGCAGTCGCAACAGTGGCGCACCCAGCTACCACGTAGTCGAGCGGAGTGAGGCGCAATGGCGCTCGTCGTTTCGTCATGGCAGCAGTGGACCGTGAGAGCTGTTCAGCCGAGAAGGTAGGCCAGCTCAGCAGTAAAGAGCGAGGGGCGGAAAACTCACCCTCAGAGGTAGGGCAACCGTGGCGGATCTCGACATCAGCGCAAGGTTGTTGCTGGAGAACGCAAAGGATCTGCAGCGGCAGCTGGAAGAGGCGGGCACAGCCAGCGGGTCGGTGTTCGGCCAGGCGATCAACAACCAGGCGCAGAAGGGCCTCGATGATCTGGTCGCCCGGGCGGAGCGTGCGGCGAAACAGGTTGGCCTGGCCTTCAACCGCACCACGCTCCAGTTCGAGAGCCCGAAGGGCGAGATCATCCCTGAGGCCACGCTCAAGAAGCTGGGGCGGCTGAATGCGGAGCTGGGGGCCTCGCAGCGCGAGCTGAAGGCATTCGCGGCAGAGGCGGAGCGCACGGGCCAGCAGGCGGCCGACGGCTTCGATCTGATCGATGCCGCCGTGACCGGCGTGGCGTTCAGCATCGCCAACACGCTCACCACATCGGTGCTGCAGGCCGGCGGGCAGATCGTCGGTGTGCTGAAGGGCCTGGTGAGCGGCTTCGGGCAGCTCGACACCGAGATCCGCAAGGCGGCATCGGCCGGCGGTGAGCAGGGCGGCTACGAGAAGCTGTCCAAGGCGGTGGATGCCGTCGGTATCGAAGCGGCCGGCACACAGCTCGAGGTGGCCCAGCTGGCCACGGAGCTGGTGCGCGGCGGCATGACGGTGGACCAGGCCACCCAGAGCCTGGGGGCGATCGTGCGCGGTGCGGAGGCCACCGGCACCGGCTTCGCCCAGATGGGTGACGTGGTGTCGGCATCACTGAAGGGCTTCGGCCTCCAGGCGAAGGATGCGCAACGGGTGGTGGATGCCCTCACCCAGGGCGCCAATTCCTCGGCCACCAGCGTGAGCGGACTCGGGATGGCGTTCAAGTACGCCGCCCCGGTGGCGAAGATCCTGGGGGTGAGCGTGGAAGAGCTGGCGGTGGCCGCCGGCCTGCTCACCAATGCCGGCATCGACGCCTCAGAGGCTGGTGTGACGCTGCGGAATGGCCTCTCGAAGCTGGCCAGTGCAGCACCGCAGACCGGTGGCGGCATGAAGCAGCTGACCGGCCAGGCGGCTGCGGCCGCGAAGGTGATGAAGACCCTCGGGATCGACATCTACGAGGCCGACGGCACCCTCAAGCCGATGGAGCAGACGCTGCTCACGCTGAAGGGAGCGTTCGACAAGCTGGGCCCGGCAGCCAAGATCCGCCTGGCGGCAGACCTGTTCGGTGGGGAAGACGACGGCACGAAGTGGCTGGCCTTGCTGAACCAGAGCGAGACCGAGATCAAGAAGATGTCGGCGGCCATGGCCAACACCAAGGGCGCAACGGACACGGCGCGGAATGCGATGCAGGGCTTTGAGCTGAAGCTGAAGCAGCTCGATGGCACGATCGGCACGATCGGCAACACCTTCGCCAGCGTGGTGGTGGTGGGCCTGATCCCGCTGGTGGATGCAGCGAACGTGGTGACCGGGGCGATCTCGGCCCTGCCCACCCCGGTGAAGCAGGTTGGTGCGGCGCTGATCCTGCTGGTGGGCGGCCTGGTGGCGGCACGGGTGAGCCTGCTGCTGTTTCAGGCGGCGCTGGCGACGACGCAGGTGCAATCGGCAATCCAGGGCCTGCTGTCGCTTGGCGCGGTGCTGCGCGGCAAGCTGGCGGCCGACATGGCGTTTGCCAGTGCCGCCTGGACCCGGATGATCGCGGCGATGGTGGCCGCGAACACCACCCAGATCTCTTTCGGGGCGCTGGCGACCGCCATCAAAACCAACGTGGTGATGGCGGCGCAGAACGGGGCAGCGGCGATGGTGCTGCTGGGCCAGTCGATCGCCAGCGGTGCGCTGCTGACCAGCCTGAAGGCGTTTGCCGCGGGGGCATGGGCTGCGGTGGCGCCGTTGCTGCCGTTCGTTGCTGCTGCTGCTGCCGTCGCTGGCGCGATCGTGGTTTGGAACAACGTGCTGAGCGGCGCCAATGACATCAGCAAGGACTTCGCAGAAACGCAGAAGACGGTTGCCGATGAAGTCGGCAAGCTGAATGAAACACTGGGCGAGAATGCAGTCAAGGCAATAGAAAGCCGTGGCGCAATCGATGAACTCTTCCGTTCTGCCGGTGAGGGCTACTCCCTGATCCGCCTAGGCCAGGAGGTTGAACGGCTGCAGGGGACGTTCGGGATTGCACAGGCAGGTGCGATGGCGTTCTACCAAGAGCTGCAGCGGTCTGGTGTCATCAGCGATGAGCAGAAGACCAAGGCGAAGCAGCTGGCGGATCAGCTCACGCGCCTTGCAGAAGCCGGTCGAAATCAAGCGGCACAGCTGCGGGCTTCCGCTGGTGAAGAAGACCTGAAGGGCAACACCAGCCTGGCGGCCAACTATCGCGCGCGTGCCTCTGCGATCGATGCCGAAGCGCGGGCGACTGCCAACCTCGCGGCTGGGATCCGGGCGAAGGCCGGCGTGACGGAAGCCGACACCAAGGCCACCCAGGCCAACAACGCCGCGCAGGAAACCGCCGAAGACATCGAGCGCCGCCGGCTGGCCCTGGTGAAGCTCCGCCGCACCCAGGGCGAAGCGGAGATCAGCCAGCGCCAGGCCCTCGGGTCGCTCACCCGTGAAGAGGCCGAGGAAGAACGGCGCCAGCTGGCGATCACCGAAGCACGGCTGGAGCGTGAAGCGCAGATCCAGCGCCTGAAGGGCCTGACCGGCGATCAGGCTGTGGCCGCCCAGCAGCAGATTGCAGAGCTCGATCGCGAGATTGCAGACCTGCAGGTGCAGGGCGCCGAGGCGGCGGTGCAGCGCTGGCAGCGGGTCTATGACCTCGCCGTGCAGCGCCTGGAGCTGGAGAGCACCGCGATCGGCCTGCAGAAGCAGGGCGCCGAGCAGGTGGCGGCCCGGCTGCGCGGGCAGCAGCAGATCCTCGAAGCACAGCTGGGCCTGCAGCAGGCGCAGGCGGCCCTGGTGCAGAGCCGGTTCAACCTGCAGAACACCCGGGACAATGCCTCAATCGCCACCGCTGAGCGCGAGCTGCAGCTTGCACGGCAACGCGGTGGATCAACCCGTGAGGTGGCCGGCCTGGAGCGCGACATCGCCTTCCTGCGGGCAGAGGTGCAGCAGCGTGAGCAGGGCGCCATGGCTGCGCAGATCCAGGCCACCGCAAGGCGATTCGAGATCGAGAGGCAGGTGCTGCAGCTGAAGCAGGCGCAACAGCTGCTTGAGGCGCAGTCTGCGCAGCGCTCGGCAGCGCAGAACACCATCGCCCAGCAACAGCGGCTGCTGGAGCTGCAGAAGCAGCTGGTGGACCCCAACCTCAGCGCGGGGCAACGCCAGGTGTTGCAGCAGCAGGTGGTGTTGCAGCAGCAGGCCGTTGGCCTCGCTCAACAGCAGCAACGCGCAGAGGCCGGCCGCTTTGCCGTGCTCAGTCAGATCTTCGGCATGGAGCGCCAGACGCTCAACGCACAGCAGCAGAGCACCGCGAACACGCAGCGCGCTGAGGCGATCACCAAGGGGTGGGAGCGTGCGCTGCAGGGCCCCTTGAACCAGCTGGATCAGGCGGCACGCGGCACCAGTGGCGTGAGCGATGAGCTCCAGCAGGTGAACCGTGATGCGCTGTTCAGTGGTTCATCGGTGAAAGGGATCTCCGATGCCCTGGCCCAAGCCAAGACCACCACCGACAGCACCGCCAATGCCGCCCAGGCCCTCGCCAGTGGCTACGCCAACGCCAACACCAACGCCCAGGCGCTGCTGGGCACGCTGACCAAGATCGCAGCCACGCCACAGGCCCGCTGGGCTGGTGGCCCGGTGGAGCCCGGCACCAGCTACCGCGTGAACGAGCTGGGCCAGGAATCGCTGCTCAGTGCCTCCGGGCGGCTGTCGCTGATCGACCGCGCCCGCAATGCCATGTGGCGGCCCCCCAGTCGCGGTGTGGTGCTGCCGGCGGGGATGACGGAGCAGCTGGCGATGGCAGGGGCCTTCGGGTCCGGTGGCGGCCGGGCGGGCCGTGGCGGCTCCCGCGGTGGTGGTGCTGTGCTCCAGCAGGTGGCCCGCAGTGGTGATGGCATGCGCGGCCTCACCGCTGCCGTGGCGCGGCAGGGTGCACTGCTCGGAAAACTGGGGGCAGCAATCGACCGCCTCGCAGCACGGGACTGGAGGGTCACGATCCACACGCCAGGCAATGCCGGCCTGATCCGCAGCCTCCAGGGCTTCAGCTGAACCTCGCCACCGCACCACCTGATGCCAGCCACCCCACTGCCAATCACCATCAGCTACGGCGGCAGCAGCTTCACCTACCCCAACCTGGCCGAGCATCCCCTCACCTTCGATGCGACGGATGCGCAACGCGGGCAGGTGGCCGAGGGGCTGAGCGCATCAGGGTTGCTGCTGGCAGACCAGGCGGATTCACTGCTGGCGCTCTGGCGGGCATGGAGCAGCGCGCGGCTGCCGGAGGATGCACCGGAGCTCACCGGCACCGTTGGTTCTACCGTGGCCGTGAGCGGCCGCGGGCCCGGCTTCGACTGGAGCACCCCCCGGGCGTGCTGGTTCAGCGATGCGCCATCGATCACCCAGGTGGGCATCTTCTCCAGGGTGTCGGTGTCGGTGGTGGATGCCACCCAGGCCCTGGCCGTGATCCTGCGGCAGCAGGAAGAACAGGCAGAGCAGACCAACCCGCTGAACCTCGGCACGCTGACCCTCGGCGGCGCCACGATCAACCTCACCGCACGGCCGGACACGTTCGATGGGCTGCCGCAGCTGGAGCTGAACCCTGCGGCCGCGCATGTGATCAGCGGCCCCCTGGCGCTGCAGGAACTGCGCGAGGTGGAGGGCTGGGTCACGCCAGCTCATCTCACGCTGCTCGAGACCTGGGTGAAGACCACGATCGCCACCACCCCAGCAGCGAACAGCTGGTTCCCGACCAGCTGGACGCGGCCCACGGCCGTGATGCGCGCCAACGGCGGTGCGCTGGCCCTCACCTACGACGTGGGGCTGACGCTGGTGAAGGTGCGAGGTTGAGATGACGATTGATACCAGGGCCTATGCGTGGTGCAACCTGGGCCAGCTGAGCCCGGAGACGCCCGCCACGCTGGCTGACAGCCACATCCAGGGCAGTGGTGTGGTGACCGTGCGCGGCACCGTGGTGCTGCTGGGTGTGGTGCAGGTGGCGGCCGGCACTGCCGTGGACCTGGCCTATTCCGATGGCCAGCGCTGGATCGCACGGGTGCCGCGGCGGCTGCGGGTGCTGAGCAGCAGCATCAACCCCCTGGCGCTCGGCGGGAGGGGTGAAACCACGCTGTCGGTCGGCTGCAAGCTGGCCTACATGGAAGATCGGAAGCCACCGATCACCAACCCGACCAACACGGAAGAGAACAGCGAGGTGCCGGAGGTGGAGCGGCGCGTGGCCACCCCACCGCTGACGGCAGCCTTTGTGGTCGGCAAGATCCTCACCGCGCTGGGGCTGACGGCTGCGAACACGATCCCGATGACGATCCGCCGGATCGTGGACGAATGGGACCTGAGCGCCGGCTACGTGGAAGAGCTGGGCCGCATCGTGTCGTCCGAGGGCTACTTCTGCCGCGTGAATGAAGCGGAGCAAGTGGAGTTCATCTGCAAGAACCAGGAGCAGGGCCCTGGGCTGCTGGTGACCCAGCAGAACGTGATCGAGCTGACGCCCGCGAATGTGGGCGAGCTGCCTGGGGAGGCGGTGCTGGCGCGTTACACCAGCCTGAAGCTGGTGCCGCCGGATGCGGACCTGAGCGAAGACGAGGTGAAGAAGCGGAACTGGGAGCGCGAGACGGTCAGCGGTGATCCTGTGCAGTCGATCCACACCTTCACCAATGACGCGGGTGAACAGGTCAAGCAATACATTACTTACATGCCTGTCAAGTTATTCACCACAAGCTACGACCAAAAAGACCGGGTGAGGACGCGACAGGAGTCGTCGAACGAGCTGAATGGCTTGCGCTTTTCAACGACCAGCTTTTCTTACCCTAATTGGGTGTTTCCGGCTGGTAGCACTGAGGCGCCGAGCTTTGAGTTCGGCACCAACCCATACGCCGACGAATCAACCCCTAGCAGTGAAACCACCCAGGAGTTCACCCCCGTCGGTGACTACCTGTCAGCTTGCGGCCTGGAAGGGCCCCATGGCCTGTTTCTGAGTGGCAATCAATGCACAATGATGCGGACGACAAGCTACGACCGCGACCCGATTTCAGGCGTCACAAAGACCACCACCAGGCAATACACCGCCTACATCAATACACCCTTCGGTTCTGATGCCATCGCCAAGCTGCGGGAGGCTGGCGAACCGGTCAGCGAGCTGCTGAAGGAAGCTCTCAAGCTGGTGCCCTACGGCAGCGAGCAGCGGATCCGCACCGAGCGCGAGTACGGCCTGCAGAAGCGGCCCGGGCAGGCCGAGCGCACGGCACTGGCCACACGCAAGGCGCCGAGCGTGGAGCAGACCGCAGAGATCACCTGGGCGGTGGGTTCCAGTACCAGCCAGACCGTGGTGGAGCTGTCGCCCTCCTACGTGTCCGATGACGCGATCGTGAAGGTGAATGGCGTCTACAGCGTGCAGGCCAGCAACGCCGAGGCCCAGGCGCTGAACTACGCCAGAATCGAGAACCGCCTGCTGCTGGCCAACCGCAACGGCTGCGGCATCCAGCTCACACCGCTCCACACCCCTCCCAAGCCGTTCGACCTGCTCTACGTGCGGCTCAATGGGGCCACCGCCTGCTTCCGCGTCAACGGCACCACCTGGACGATCGATCGCGATGGTGCGGTGTGCACGATCGACGCGCTGTTCTGGGGTGCGATCGATGGCGCCGTTGCTGATGCCTGGTTCCCCCTGCCGCCTGGCGCCAGCAGCCTGCCGGCCACTGCTGCGGTGACCACCAATGCCAACCCGCTACCGGCCAATGCGATCGCGATCCCCAACGGCTTCAACTTCACCAACCCGAACCTGCAGAGCCTGTTCGCAGCACTGCCCAGCGGGCAGGCGCCAACCTATGCCGCGGTGATCAACCCGGCGCAGATCGTGCGGCCGTACCACGAGACGGTGGAGCTCCAGGGCGGCGTGCTGGTGGGCGGCAGCGTGGAGGTGCAGACGTGGTTGCCGACTGAACTGGAGCTGGATGGTGGCGTGGCCATCGGTGGCAGCGTGCAGCCGATCGACACCCTGCTCGAGGTGCTGCCGGCCCAGATCGTGCTCCAGCCGGCGCCGATCACGCTGGTCAGCAATGTGGGCATCGCGGCGGTGGAGGTGCAGACGGCGCAGATCGTGCTGCAGCCCAACCCGATCAACCTGATCAACCTGGCGAGCACCACCGAGCTGCTGCTGGAGATGGAAGGCAGCGGCAGCGCCTTTGTGGACAGCAGCATCAACAACCACACCGTGACGGTGGTTGGAACGGTGACGCAAAGCACCGGCCTGTCGCAGTGGGGCACGAAGGCGGCCGAGTTCGATGGCACCGGCGGTGCGGTGGTGGTCGGTGGGTCGCAGTTCGAGATCGTGAGCAGCGAGGCCTTCAGCGTGAGCTTCTACCTCAGCCCGCAGACCTGGGACAGTGGCAGTGGGCCCGTGATTCGGCAGGTGCTTGAACTGGTCAACCCAGACGGCAGCGGGATTCAGATCAAGGCTGAGCCCTACAACGATCAAAGCCGCATCTACCTGATCGAGGAAACACCGGGAATGCTCGCAACCGACTACAGGGTAGCGACGGTTCCACGGGATCAGCTGTGTTACATCAAGATCGTGCGGGAGACCAATGGTCTGCGCCGATTCGCGGTGAATGGAATCGAGCTGTTCAACTCTGACACCTACAGCGGCCCCATCATCGACACCAACACCTACAACGCCCTGATTGTTGGCGGCACAAGCGCTGAAATCCAGGCCGGCTTTGGCTTCGTCGGCCGGGTGGACTACGTGAAGCTCGAGCGCATCGGCACCACCGTCACAGAGGTGCCGATCGCTCCCGACAGCGACATCACCAGCCAGGCTGCGATCAGGCTGTTCCCGGCCCAGCTGCAGCTCCAGCCTGACCAGGTGACGCTGCTGGATGAGGTGCCGATCAACACCCTGGAGGTGGGCACCGCGCAGCTGGTGCTCCAGCCGGCGCCCGTCACGCTGACCAACACGGGCGGCAGCAGCACTGCGGTGCTCCTGGAGATGGAAGGCACGGGCAGCACGTTCGTGGACACCAGCGGCAACAACAACGCCGTGTCGGTGGTGGTGACTGGCGGCCAGTCAGGCGTGACCCAGACCACCGCTCAGGCGAAGTGGGGCAGCAAGGCGGCCGACTTCCCCGGCACAGGCACCGCCATCGTGGTGGCCGGCACCGGCTTCCCGATCGCTGCCGGCGATCCCTTCTCGGTCTCGCTCTACGTAAGGCCTCCGGTCAGCGCCAATGTGAGGCGGTGCCTGCTGCTGATGGAGGCCAACAGCACCACCTGGCTCGAATTGTCGCTGGTTCCGGCCAGCAACCAGACGGAGTGCTACGTCCTGCTGGAAGACTACCCGTTCTCGGATTACAGGATCGCCACGATTCCTTTCAACGCCTGGTCCTACATCAAGCTGGTGCGTGAAGCCAGCGGCCTGCGCCGCTTTGCTGCCAATGGAACCGAGATTCCTTACGTCGATTCCTACGAAGGCGAGATTCCGGTCTACGACAGCAGGGCCTATCCCAACGGCTTCAGGGTCGGCTCAACCGAAAACCAGATCATCTTCAACCAGGGCATCGTGGCTCACGTAGACCATGTGCGCCTGGAGCTGGCGGCAACCTCGATCACGGCAGTGCCGACCGGGCCATAGGGCCAGGCGGGAAAACTGACGCGAGCTTCACAGGGCTATGGCTGTCTGCACCTTCATCCCCGTACCGTCATTCGCAGAGGCTGCATTCGAGAAGGGGCACAACTGCAGCACCGACACCATCAAGGCCATGCTGGCCACCACGGTGCCGGAGCTGCAGGCGCTGACGCAGCGCAGCCAGCTGGCAGAGGTGGCCAATGGCAACGGCTACACCACCGGTGGGGTGACCTGCACCGCCAGCACCAGCGAGACGGTGAACGGCCTCTACAGCCTGAACCTGGCTGATCCTGTGGCCTGGAGCGCCAGTGGGAGCGGGTTCAGTTTCAACACGGTGGCCTTCTACAACGACACCAGCGCCAGCGACCTACTGCTGGGTCTGGTGTTCGTGAGCACCGCCGGGCAGAAGTCGATCACCAACGTGTCGCTGTCGAGCAACATCGCGACACTCACCTGCAACGCCCACGGCTTCCAGGTGGGTGATGTGGTGGTCGTGACCGAGTTGGACAACGGCGTGCTGAACGGCACCTACACCATCACGTCGGTCACCACCAACGCATTCAGCTACAGCCGCACCGCAGCCAACATCACCAGCGCGGCCGTGACGGCTGGCAAGGTGATCAAGCCGGAGACGATCACCAAGCCGGCGGGCTCGAGCTTCGCGATCCAGTTCGGTGGTGCGGCCCTGTTCACCGTGAAAGTGAAGGGCAACTGACATGGCGCTTCCGTTCCAGACCAGTGATGCCGAGCTGGGCCGGGTGTTTGCAGCGGCCTACCAGGGCCGTGTGGCCCGGGCCTGCCTGGCGACCAACACCGGCACCCTAACGAAGAACAGCACCACCGCGCAGTGGGATGCGGCGGAGATCAGCGCGCAGGCCTCTGAGGGCTACGCCAGGGTGCAGTGGACGATCCCGGCCGGCGCCTACGACGCTGCGACAGGGCGGTTTCGATCGCCGCAGCAGCTGACCACCTTCATCGCGGCGGCGAACGGCCTGGGGCTCACCTACGACACGCTCTACATCGTGCTGGGGACCGCCGGCGGCGGTGGCGCCGTGACCTGGGACACGACGGTGGCGATGCTGCATGTGGAGGCACCGAGCATCGCGCTGAGCCCTGGTGAACCGCGCAGCTACCGGGTGCGGCTGCTGACCGATGACATCACGACGGTGGCCTGAGGCTGGTGGCCACACGCATTGACCTGAACCTGCCGCCGCGGCTGCTGGAGGCGTCGCGGGCGACGCAGGCGGCCAACCGGCGGCAGCTGCTGAACCGCGAGCAGCAGCAGCGTGATGCACGGGAGGTGAAGCGGCAGCTGCGGAAGGTCGAGGAAGAGCAGCGCAAGGCGACCAGGCAGCGCGACCTGTGGAAGGGTGCAGTGCCGGAGTTCCCGCTGCCGGCAGGGGTGGTGGGCGGCCGGCGTGATGGCGTCGCGGTGGCCCATGGGTTCCTGACCGAGGGCCTGGTGGCCCCGCGGGAGTACCGGCTGTGGAGCGGGGATGGCAGCCAGTCGGTGACGGTGCCGCTACCTGAAGAGTCGGCCACCGGCAAAGCTCCAGAAAGCTTCGTCGCGGAAAGGTATGTCTACGGAAAGATGATTGGCTATACAGATGCCAATGGCAACATAGGATCAACTTCAAGCATTAGCGTGCCTCCCGACCAGGCATTGCCTCCACTTGCGGAGCAGACAAGAACGTTTGCCGTGACGGCCAACGGAACGTCAAACCTGCAATGGCTTTTGCTTCCAGCAGGGAGAGCCAGTCTTGTTCTGGTTTTGACCTACCAGCAATACTCAACCACACAGACAACACTGCAAAGGCTCACGAGAGCAGCCACTTACGACAAAAGCAAGTACACCATTACAAAAGGGATTTACCAAACAAACGTTGGCTACCTCGTTGGGGACGTAGTTGTTACCGAGGGCGGCCTGTATGAGGTTGGCAGCACGCTGGCGGGCGTTGCCGTGTCATCGTATGACTATGTTGTTCTTGCTGGATTCGAGCTTGCAATAAGAATAACCTATGTGGATCAGTGGCTAACGGTTAGCACCTCTTCTAAGACCGCCATCAGCGCCGCTCCACCACTGGCCTTCTACATCACCGAAAAATCCGTACGCGCAATCAATGCGCCGGCCGCAATCTATCAGCTGCTTGCAGACCGCAATCGTGATGGTGCTGTCACCAGCGCCACCCAGGGTCTCGGCGCGACAGGGGCCGGCAATGTGCGGCTGGCCACACCGCAGACGATCGAGGCGGTCACCACGGACGACCCGCAGTCCTGGTCGCCCACCTGGCTGCAGTTCAGCCGATCAGGCAGCAACCCATCCCAGCTGGTAGCGCGCAAGATCCGTGCGCTGGATCCGATCAGCCATGAACCGCTCGATCCCACCTCCGGCACCCTGGTCCCTGGCCTCACCGTGCCGCTGCAGCTGCCGAGCCTGGCGAGCCTGCCGCCTGGCACCAGCCAGACGCTGCTGCTGGCCTGGGACTGGGGCAAGCCTGCGCTCTGCCGCCAGCGGCTGCTCAACCTCGGCTTCTCCCCGGAGGATCTGGCCCCATGACCATCACCACAGCCACACCATCACCACAGGACGACCCGAGCCTGCAGCCTGGCTACAGCAGCCAGCCCACAGTGTTCCAGCGTGCGGAGCTGGCGGCCCTGGCCAACCGCCAGCGGCTGCTCAACCGTGAAGCACGCGCACGCACCATCGCCAAGGGCGTGAAGCTCAACACCCTCTCCTGATAGCTGCCAACGGGAAAACTGCGCCCGCAACCTTGCACCGGGCGAGCGACTCCCCGGCATCGGATGATGACACGATTCTCGGCACGCTTCAACACGCTGTGGAGCGATCTGCTGCCCCTCCACACCACGGTCGATCCTGATCCCGCCGGCGATGGCGCCGGAGATGCCGGTGGGGCTGGTGGTGATGGCACCGCCGGCGGCGCAGCAGGGGCCAGCGGCAGCAGTGCAACAGGGGGCCTCAGTGGCGGGGATGACCCTGAAGCGCACCTGGGCGATCCCGGCAAACGGGCCCTCGCCGCACTCCGCGCCGACAACGATGCGCTGAAGCGTCAGCTGGCCGAAATCCAGCGCACCCACCCGGCGGCCGTCTCTGAGGCCAAGGAGCGGGCCGAGCAGCTGGAGCGGCAGCTGCGCGAACGCGAGCAGCTCACCGAAGCGGAGCGGCTGCGGCTCGAGCGGAAGCACCAGGACCAGCTGGCCAAGGCCACCGAGACCGCCACGCAGGAGCGCCAGCGGCGCATCAACCTCGAGATCCGCACCGCCGCCCGCGCAGCGTTTGATGCCGCCCATGGCCGTGATGGTGCCGATGAAGCGGGGCTGACCTTCTTCGATGGGTTCATGGCCCTGGTTGGCTCGAAGCATCTCCGGCTCGATGAAGCCACCGGCCAGGTCTACGTGGTTGATGGCCAGGGTGATCCGATCCTCTCGGCCGACGGCAAGGGCCGCGTCAGCCCGATCGAGTGGATGAACCAGCAGGCCGATGGCTCGCCGGTGGTCGGCTCGTTCTTCCGCAGCCGCATGGGCGAGGGCTCTGGCGGCTTCGTTGGTGCCCGCGGCCAGCGCGGTGGTGTGGTGGCCCGCGACCCGCAGCAGGCGATCAAGGCCGGCACCCGCGACTTCCTGTCGGCCGCCTACCCCGGCTGAGGGCGCCGAAGAGGGGGAACGGAAAACTCCGGGCGACTGGGTGGTGATGCACGCGATGTGCAGCCACAACCCAGCACCGCCCGGTTGGCGCGATGCCGTCGGTGCCATCCACATCCAGATGACCACGGCATCAGCCGCGCCATCCGCCTGGAGCGACTCCACGGGGGCGGCCTGAAGCCAGGCCATCGCGATTCCCGTCAATCCTCCAACCCCCCTCTTTCCGATGGCTTCCCTTACCCTCTGGGAGCAGTTCCAGCTCCGCATTCAGCAGGGCGCCAGTGATCAGGAACTGGCTGTCCGCGCTGGTCTGAACGTTTCCGAGCTCGCCCGCATCGTGCCCTTCGTGGACGTGCAAGGCGGTGCCTACCCCTACGCCCTCGAAGACGAGCTGCCCGATGCGCAGCCCCGTCTGTTCGATGAGGCGAACGACGACAGCCTCGGCACCGTGAAGACGGAAGCTGAGGTGCTGAAGATCTACGGCAAGGACGTGAAGACCGACCAGAGCAAGCTGGCTCTGTTCGGTGCCAGCGCCCACCGTCGCCAGCTCGACATGACCATCCGCGCCATGCGGATGCGCTTCGAGCGTGACTTCCTCAACGGCGACGCCAACGCCTCGAACGGCCGCGAGATGGATGGTCTGCGCAAGCGGATCAACACCGGCAGCAACCAGGCCCTGGCCAACCATGCCTCCGCCGGTCCGCTGAGCCTCTCGAAGCTCGATGAGCTGATCGATGCCGTGGATGCTCCCCCCAGCGACAAGGTGCTGGTGGTCGGTCGCCCCCTGGGCTTGAAGTTCAACAAGGCCATGCGCACCAGTGGCGTGGCAGGCAACATCGACTTCCGCCCCGATGAGTTCGGCCGTCAGACCCTGTTCTACGGGGATGTGCGGATCATCCGCACCGACGTGGACCGCCAGAACAACGCGATCCAGGCGTTCGATGAGGCGAACAGCACCTGCTCGATCTATTGCCTCGCCCTGGGCGAGGGGATGGTGAGCGGCCTGCAGGGCCCCAGTAACACCCCCACCGGCCAGGTGCCTGGTCTCGCCGTCTACGACGTGGGCGAGATGTTCACCACGCCCACCTTCCTCACCCGGATCAGCTGGCACATCGGTGCGGTGATCGAAACCAAGCGTGCTGCGGCCCGCCTGTACAACATCACCAACGCTGACATCATCGCCTGAGTTTGATCAGGCGTTTATCTGCTCCACTGTCCTTCATTCCCTTTGTGAACCATGCCTAAGGCTACTGGCCTTCTGAGCCGCAAGGCTTACTACATCGACCGCGAATCGGTGCTGCTTGGCACCGTGCGTGCGGGCGAGGGTGCGGCTGCTGAAACCCGCACCGGTGCTGCTCGGCTGATGAGCTTCAAGCTCAACAACGCCGACATGCTCAAGTTCGTGGCTGCTGGCGGTGCTGACAACAGCGCTGGCGGTTACCTGATCCAGGTGGCGCACGTGGCCGAGGGTGGCGCCCTGGCCAATGCCAACCCCACCGGCTACGTCACCATCGGCACGATCGCCTTCTCCGGCAAGAAGACCCTTGAGGTCGGCTTCACCGGGTCGCAGATCGAGGAGCTGGTGAAGGCTGCTGCCTCGCCTGCCATCACCGGTGATGTGCGTGTGGTGGCGCTGCGCCTGGTGGCCGGCACCGGTACTGGCGAAGGCCAGAACGGTGTGGTGGTCCCCGCCGGCACGGGCAACACCATCCACGTGCAGAACGGCTGATCCACGGATCAGCGACTGGCGGGGCCTCGATTGCGGGGCCCCGCTTTCTTCAGTTCCACCTTCGACGATCGAACCCCATGGCCCCGGAACGTCTGCAGCTGAACAGCTTCGCCCCTGGTATGCCACCGGATCCACGGGCGGCATGGACTGGAGCGGTGCCAGAGGCGCCCCTGCCGGTGGTGATCACGGAAGCAGCAGAGGCAGGCCCTGCAGAACCCGCGGAGGCGGCTGAGGCTGACATCGAGGTGCATGACGGCATCGCACGGCGGCCGGCTGCTGAAGGCCGCAAGCGGCGGCCAGTGAGCAACAACAAGGAGGGCTGATGAGGCCGGAAAACTGAGGCCAGCGCAGGGCAGTCGGTGATTCCCCAGGACGTTCCATTCGAGATCCAACAGGGTGCACCGGCCGAGCTGCACCTGCGGTTGCGGTATGAGGCATCACCGTTCAGCCCGATCCCGCTGACGGGTTACACGGCGAACTGGGAAATCTGGAATCCACGCCGCACCGTGAAGTATGCGGAGGTGGCGGTGGACTTTCCCGATCGCGCTGATGGCCAGGTGCGTGGCCGGCTGACAGGCGCGCAGACGCTGGCGATCCCGGTGAAGGCGGGCAAGTCGGTGCATGACCTCCACCTGTTCCCGCCGGTTGGGGACTCGTTCTATGCGGTGAAGGGTGCTGCGGTGGCAGAGCGTCGCGTGAGCCTGGAGGCCCCCTGAGATGGCGATCGTTGAGGTGCTGATTCCAGGGCTGCCGGGACCGGCGGGGCCGGCGGGTCCTGCTGGTGTGGGCTCGTACTGGCACCGCGGCGCGGGAGCACCGGCCAGTGGGCTTGGCGCAAACGGCGACTACTACCTGAACACCACCACAGGCGACATCTACGGCCCGAAGACAGCTGGCGCCTGGGGTGGGGTGGTGTTCAACATCGCGGAGGGCCAGCAGGGGCCTGCAGGGCCTGCGGGTGCGACTGGCCCGGCTGGTGCCACGGGGCCTGCTGGAGCCCAGGGCCCGGCCGGTGCGCAGGGGCCTCAGGGTGCAACGGGGCCTGCTGGTGCAACCGGCCCGGCTGGCCCGGCTGGTGCTGAGGGTGACGACGCCTATGAGGTGGCGGTCGCTCAGGGTTTCGTGGGCACGCGCGCGCAGTGGCTGGCTTCGCTGGTGGGCGCCCAGGGCCCTGCTGGTCCGACAGGCCCTGCCGGCCCGGCCGGTCCCGCCGGAGCTGATGGCGCCCAGGGGCCTGCTGGTCCTGCGGGTGCCACAGGTGCGACCGGCCCTCAAGGACCGAAGGGCGACACTGGCGACACCGGCCCGGCAGGCCCCACCGGCGCGACTGGACCTCAGGGCCCCCAAGGCATCCAGGGCGACACTGGCCCGGCCGGCGCGACTGGCCCCACAGGCCCGGCGGGCGCCGATGGCGTGGCGGCCGCCTCAAGCCCGCTCAGCTACAACGCCGGCACGAAGACCATCAGCCTGCCGAGCATTGGCGACGGCCTGGTGCTGAAGATCAGCAACAAGGGCGAAACAGCGACCGCCGGCACCAACTACGAGGAGATCCCGGTGCCGGTGCCGTCGGGCAACTTCACGTTGACGGCTGTGCGCTTCGGCAGCCACATCGACAACACCGGCAGCAGCAGCACCACCTTCAACGCCTACAAGCGCACCGCCGCCGGCACGAAAACCAGCGTGCTGACCGGTAACGCCACGCTGGCCGCCAGCGCCAGCTTGGTGGACGCCAGCGCCTCGCTGATCGCCAGCCCGACATTCACGGCCGGCGACCGGATCGGCGTCGATCTGGTGGGCGTCGGCACTGGCGCCCAGGGCCTCTTCGCACAGTTCATCTTCACCCGCTCCCCCGTCTGACCATGACCGACACCATCAAGACCAACTCCGACACCGGCGTGCGCTACTACGACGAGGCCGGCCCGCGCGAGGGGCAGAGCGTCGATCTGTTCGTGCCGGTGCGTGGCGATGTGCCGACCAATCCGAGCGGTGCGCGGTGGCCCAACCTGTTCGGCCTGCCCTACGACGGCACCCAGATCCGGTTCTACCTGAAGGGCGAACCGCAGGTGCGCGAGTACGACCCGGCGATCTTCTACGAGGTGGCCAGCTGGGGGCCAGTGGACTACCCCAACCCGAAGACCGGCGGCCCGGTGGGAACGTGGGAGGAAAGCCTTCAGGTCATCCGCCGCCCCGTGGAAGAACTACTGAACCAGGTCGAGGCCGCCCGGCTGCAGGTCAACGCCCGGCTCTATCCGAGCAACGAGGATCCGATGCTGGGCGTGCTGCTGCAGGAGGCAATCCGCAGGGATCAGGAGGGCACCGCGACACCGTTCATGGTGGATCTGCTGCAGCGGCATCAGTCGCTGGTTGCAGCCGGGTTCGCGAACATGGAGCGCGCTGCCGAACTGAAGGCCCAGATCCAGGCGGGCGAACCGTTCGATCTGTCTGCCGGCTGGGTGAATGAGCTGTCGTGATGAGTGGAGACGCGGGCCTTATGTGGGGGGCAATCGGATGTTGATCATTCCCAGGCGGAGGGTGGTGCAGTTAGATCCAGACAATCTGCTGCTGATCTCCGGCAAAGGCGCCAACAACAGCACGGCCATTCTCGATTCCAGTTACTACGGCCGCACGATCACCGTTTCTGGTGATGCCAAGATCACAACAGCAGTTGCAGATCCTTTCGGTGCTTCCGATGGCGTGCTGGCCTTTGATGGCAACGGCGATGCGCTACAGCCTGCGTACACTTCTGCACTCGATCTTACTTCGCCTTACACGATTGAGTTTTTCTTCCGTCGGACATCAACATCTGATAGCGGTCTCTTTGGTAAGGGCGGCGCCGTTGCAGGATGGAACACGACAAACGGCATCGAAATTACCGCTTACATCCTCGGGGGCGTGCTGTATGTGCAGCGTTACATCGGCGGCACAACACTCGAAACAAAAAGCACATCACCCCCGGCGACAAACACATGGGCGCATTTTGCCGTCAGCTATGACGGAACAACGGTTAGAAACTTCCTCGCCGGCGCAATGTTTGGCAGCAGCACCGTGGCCCCCGTAAAGCCAACTACCTCGAACATCTACACGATTGGAGCGCACGTGCCATTGAGCACGGGTGGGGCACTATTCCATGCTGGCCAGATGGCTCAATTCCGGCATCGTGTCGGAGCGGTCTATACGGCAAACTTTACCCCGCCGGCTGCACCCTTCACCCCCTGACCCATGACCAGCCGCCGCACCCCGCTCCGCAACGCGATCATCGCCCGCCTCCAGGCTGCGGTGCCGGCCGGATGAGCAGCAGGGAAACCTAACCCTGTAGGCCACAGCCCATGGACGATTCCGCCTCGGTTTCCAGCACCACACTGGGCATCATCGACCGGCTGGGCAAGCTCGAAGGCCTGCTGGTGGGGCTGCAGGCGAGCATGAGCCACGGCCAGAGCCAGGTGTCTGGGTTCGTGGCCCGGGTGGAACGGCTGGAGCAGCGGCAGGTGGAGCTGGAGGCCCGGGTGGTGACACGTGATGATCTGAAGGAGCTGACCGCGAAGGTGGATGGGCTCACCACAGCGATCAACAAGGGCCAGGGCGGTGCCGGGATGCTCAGCTACCTGATCACGGCTGGCATCGCTGCTGTAGCGGCTGCTGCGACCGCCTGGGGCGTGATGACGGCGACAGCACCGACAGGCGACGCCAGCGGCCTTGTGATGCCCCATTCCCATCCGCATGCACAGCCGGACGGCAGCCGGCGGGATGGTGCAATGGCCGGCCCTGAAATCTGAAGGAAAACTGGAGCAAGCGGCAGATGGCCCTGTTCGAGCGCCAGGCACCAGGAGCGATCCACGCCCGGCGCCTTGCTGCACCATCACCAGATTGCCCACGCCATCGGCAGCACCCGTTCCACCATCGCCAGCGGCCCATGAGCCCAGCAGGCAGCCCAGATCCATCCCAAGAGGCCGCCATCCGTGAGCTGATCGGCCACGGCAAGCTGCTTGAAGGCCTGTTGCTCGGCGTTCAGTCGCAGGTGCAGACCAGCCTCACCCAGCTGGCGGAAACCAACGGCCGGATGGAACGCCTGGAGGATCGCATCGGCCGCCTGGAGCGCTATACCGTCACCCACGAACAGCTGAAGGCCCTGGCCGATACGGTCGGCGCATTGGCGACTGCCGTGGCGGACAAGCCATCCACGGATCAGCTGCAGACGATCACCACCACCCTCCAGGGGCTGAGCACCACGGTGAGCAGCCTCAAGACCAGCAACGATCGCCGCCGGGGCGGGATGGGCGCAGCGAATGCGATCAGCAACATGATGATTGCGGTGCTGGCAATGCTCGGCACGGTGCTGGCTTCCGTGGCTGCCATGAAGACCTGGTTCGAGGATGATCCGCCGCCGGTCATTCAGCAGCAGCAGCAACCGCAGGCACCATCGCCGCCGCCTGCTGAGCAGTGATCTTCAGCTGTCGATGCTCTGCCGGCCCTGCGGCACCAGCTGGTAGCTGTTGATCAGCTCCTGTTGATGCGGCAGCAGCTGATCGGTGGAGGTGCCGCGGATGCCGAGCATCACCATCGCCCCATCCAGCAGTTCGATCTTCGAGGCCGAGAGCTTCCGCGCTCGCTGGCCCACCACACCATGCAGGATCTGCCGTGCATCGCGCATGGTGCCGCTGGGCAGCAGCTCGAACTCACAGCCCCAGACGCAGTGATCACCGGGCCCCGTGGGAAATGTGTCGCTGCTACCCCAGGCGATGCAGGCAAGCATGGGACACCACAGGATCCTGCTCGCAGTTTTCCACGTAGGGCAGGGAAAGCTACGGCTGAACCCACGCTTTCTACAGGGTCATGCAAGCAATCACTGAGCACCCGCAGTTCTGGGCTCTGGTGGCCCTGAGCTGGGGCATCGCATCAGACATCCTCGGTTCCAATCCCAAGGTGCGCGCCAATGGTGTCACCCAGCTCATCTTCCAGCTGATCAGCCAGGCCATTGCCGGCCAGTCACGCAAGCGCCGCTGAACCGCACGCCAGCAGAGAACAGGGGACGCGAAAGGGGATGGCCAACACGGCATCGATCACGCTTGAGCAGGTGTTCCGGTTCTACCGGGGCCTGCCGCATCAGATGGCTGCCATCGCGATGCTGGAAGACGACATCCGCACCAACGGCTATGCCGTGGCGATGCGGCGTGATCGCCCCTGGTTTGCCGTCTGGTCGCAGGATGGCAAGCAGACCAATCCGGCCCAGCCGGCGCAACCTGCACAGCCGGCCAAGGCACCGGAGCGGCCCAAGGCCGTGCTGCTCGATGTGCCCTACTTCGAGCAGAACGACAACAAGTCAGGCACTGGCTACCGCGAGTGCTTCAGCAGCACCTGCGCCATGGTGGCTGCCTTCTGGGGGGAGATCGGCAGCGACGACGAATACAACCTGATCCGCAAGCAGTTCGGTGACACCACCAGCGATCGCGCCCAGATCGAGGCGTTGCGGTCGCTCGGGCTGTTCCCGCGGAAGGTGACCAATGCAGCGCCTGGGTTCCTGGAGGCCGAGATCCGGGCGGGCCGGCCGGTGGCCGTGGGCTGGCTGCACAAGGGCCCGGTCACTGCACCATCAGGCGGTGGCCACTGGTCGCTGGTGATCGGGTTCGACGCGGAGCACTGGATCCACCATGACCCCAACGGCGAGGCGGACATGGTGAACGGCGGCTACGTGAACCACAAAGGCGGCCGTGCAGTGCGCTACAGCCGGCGGAACTGGGAGCGGCGGTGGATGGTGGATGGCCCCAGCACCGGCTGGGCGCTGCAGGTGCAGAAGGGCTGATCGTCAGGTGCCGGGTTCGCCGTAGCGGCCGTCGGGGTCGGGGCCTGGTGCCGGCGGCCGGCGCGGGCGGCTGCTGGGGAGCTCGATGCCTTCCGCTCGGGCCCTGGCCTGCAGCGCCTGGTGCGCAAGGGTGCCGGAGCGGTCTTCCACGCAGAGATCACCGCAGCAGACGCGCCAGGTGGGCTGGCTGTCGATGATCACCATCTCCTGGGTGATGCAGGGCTGCGGGATGGGATCGCTCATGCGGCAGCCTGCGCGGGTGGTGCTGTGAGGTTTCCCGCAGCCGATGCGGTGGGGACCACCTGCCAGATCGAGAGGATGTGCGCGATCGAGGCGACCGTGCGGATCGGTGCCGCCTCGGTTGCGGGCGTGCCGGGCTTGGGCAGGGTGGCGATCAGCAGGTCCAGGGCCGCCAGGTGCCCATCGATCGCCACGACCCTGGCGTGCAGCGTGTGGCCGTTGGGGGTGAACGGGAAGCGCAGGATGGCGCCGGAGGAGAGCAGCGGCGGCCTGAGGCGGGCCGGCAGGGGTGGCGGGGGTGGTGGTGGCGGCAGAAGGCTGGGATCGGCTGTCATCAGGGCTGACGCAGCGCGACGGCAGCACTGAGCCAGTCAGCGGAGGAACTGCTGCCGCCAGAGCGGCGGTGGAGAGCGCCTGCGATGGCCTCGACAGCCAGGCAGGCGGTGTGGGCAGGGTCTGGGGCGCCCTCGGCCCGCAGGATGGCGGTGACGGCATCCACGGGGTTCTGGGCGCTGTGCTGCGGCACGGGCGGCACATCGAAGAGGTCCATGAGTTCGAGGGTGGCGGTTCGCAATGCGGTGGTCACTGGTCTACATGCAGATGTGGATGGTTGGCAGTCAGTCTTCAGGCACCTGGAGCAGCTGCTCGCAGGGTGCAGGTTGCGGCTCGATCCAGCTGGTGCGCCTGGGATCGGGGTGCTCGGGCGCGAGGCGGCGGAGGCAGGTGCTGCAATCCTCCCGCCAGATCCGTGCGGGGTCGTCGCTCAGCTCCCCGGTGCAGCGGCGCACGTCCCATGGGAGGTGGTGGGTCATGCGTCGATCAATCGTTGGGCGTAGATTTCACCCTCACCCAAAAGCCAGTCAGCGGAATCTGAATGGCTGCACCGCTGGTGCAGTTCGTGGGCGATGTGTTCGGTAGCGAGCAGCGCCACCTGCTCCGGGTCGGGCACATGGCGCGCGCGGAGCACCGCCGCAAGGCGGGCGATGGGGTTGCGGTCAGCGGTCACGGCTGCCCCTCCAGCTCGGCGGCGATGGCGAGAAGCTGGCGGCGATTCTCAAGGCGCTCTGCAATGGCTGAGCGGTGCTGGCGGAAGCCTGCACCAACTGGCATCTGAACCGGCACCACCTCATCCGCAGCAGCGCGGATGGCGGCGGCGACTTGGTGGCGGCGGTAGGTGGGATAGCAGCGGGAAACTAGCGGAGCATCCAGGAACGCAGCCAGCACCTTCTGCGCGGGTGACATAGCGGGGTCAGTCATCAGTCAACCTCCAGCATGAAACGAACGCTGCGGCCGAAGCCGAAGGTGCCCCAGCGGCGGGCAAGGAAGGGGCTGTCATCAGACCACTGGCGCGGGATGCGATTGGAGTTGAACCACCACAGCGGCCCGATGCGGCCGTGGTCGGAATTGATGATGAAGGCGATCATGGGTAGCGGCTCAGTTCGTTAGCAATGGCCCGCACGTCAGCGGAAATGATGCGCTGGCGCTCCATCTGGCTGGCCAGCTCCAGCAGCGCAGCGACCACGGGCTTGTGGATCCAGGTGGATTCGTAGGCCGTGCGGATGTCGGCGGCCAGCTGGGCGGGGTGCGTGGGGTCACTCACGGCGGTTCATCAGCAGGATGTGTGCGTTGTAGCTTTCAACTGCGTAACGCAGCCTTGCGGCGGAGGCTGAGAACTGATCCGGGTGGACCGGTGCGATGGGGCCGTTGAGACCCATGCCACCAACCAACGCAAGGGCATAGTCGGCCACTACACCGGCCATGATTAGAGCTTGCTGCTCTGATGTCAGGTCAGCCATCGACCTGCTCCTGCGGCACCGGCAGCGTCCAGTGGGGCAATGCGTGGCTGAAGCAATACTTGATGCTCGGAAGTCCTGAGTTGGTGGCGCTCATCAGCCGCCAGTCGCCTTCAACCTTGCCGAACAGCCAGCACCTCCCCTCCGCATCACACCAGCCCTCGCGCTCCCAGGGCCGCTCGGCCACGCTGACCGGCTCCGGCGCAGGGCGGCCCCATCGGGCCAGCACGGCGCGGGCGAACTGGACCGCGCTGAGATGCCGGTACTCAGCCAACAGCAGCTTCAGCTCCTCATCCGTGGGCTCAACCGCCTCGGGCTGGGCCTCGGCCAGCAGGGCGCGGGCGTCAGCCTCAGCCAGCAGCTCGGAGTAGAGGCCTACCCCATCGAGTTGCACCCGCAGCGCAGCGGCCAGGCGGGCGATCAGGTCACGGCCGCTCATCGCCCCACCTCCCGGCGGAGCAGGCTGGGGCCGATGATCGCTCCGTTATCTGCGAGCCAGTCGGCCACCTTGTGCAGAACCTCGCTGGCCGCTGGGGTGCAGTCATCGCCTGCCCGCGAGGTGCTGGCGAAGCGAGCAATCAGCTCAGCTACGTCGCTGACAAGCCCCGCCGGGGTGTTCGGGGCGGGCTGCTGCTGCTGCGCCATCTCGTAGACCCGCTCCGCGATCCATAGCATCGGGTCGGGGCAGTCGATCGGGGGAACCAGGGGCACGCCATGGAAATGGAGCACGCGCGGCAGCCGCTGCTCCATGGTTCGCGCCAGCTGCCCGGCCAGGTTCGGCCCCTCTGGCTCCGGCTGCTGCGCCTGCTCCAGCCGCTCCACGCGGGCGCGTAAGTCCATGAGGCAGTCGCAGGCGGGAACGCTGTCGGCCCATTGCTGCACTGTCTCCCAGCTCTCAGGCCGGGCGGTGTGGTCGGTCATCGGGTCTCCTGTGGGGTGGGTTGGGGGATGGCGGGGAGTTGCTCCCATCTCTCTTTGCGCGGGTCGTAATCCCAGATCGTGCCGTCATTGCACAGGGCAACGACTGCCATGCCACCATCACCAGAAAGTGCCGTTGAAATCGCTATCGGATACCTACCGATTAGCTCTGATGGGTGCAGTGCGCTCATGCCACCTTCCTCCAGTCGATGACAACGGCGTTGTGGAAGGTTCCGTCGAGCAGCTGCTGCACGACAACGGGCCGGGTCTTGCCCATCAGTGCATCGGCAAGCTGCCTTCCCAGCTCCTCGCGGCGCGACGCTTCAACGAGGGCGGCCGTCTCGCTGGCCTCGCGCTCACGCTCGGCGCGGCGCCGCTCCTCTTCCTGGCGCGCCTGCTGCTCAGTCTTGCGCTGCTCCTCGGCCGCAGTAGCGCGGGCCTCGGCCTCGCGCGTCCTGGCCTCGGCTTCCGCCACGGCTTGGGCAGCGGCCTGCTCGGCCTCGCGTCGCGCCTGCTCAACGGCCTCGGCCTGGCGCGCTTCTTCCTCAGCCTTCCGGCGGGCCTCTTCCTCCACTGCCTTCCGCTTGGCCTCGGCCGCCTCCAGCGCCTCGCGCTTCTCGCGTTCGACGGCAGCGGCGTGGAGGGCCGTCAGCAGCCGGATGCCGTTTGCCTTCTCGGCCTCAGCTGCCACCTCGAACTCATCCATCCCATCAGTGGGAAAGCCTTCCAGGTAGGCCAGCATCCCAAAGATCGCCTCCGCACCAGCCCCCTCCTCCGATCCCTTCTGGACCGTGCTGGTGATGCACTGCAACGTGGCCTCATGGGCGGCGATCCGGTCCTTCTCCCGCTGGGCGATGGCGTCCAGTGCCTGCTGATGCGGCTCGATTAAGCCAAGAATCTGCGCCTCCAACTCCTTGGCTTGGCCATCGACAGCCCGACCGTATTCCAGCGCATAGGCCTTGGCCTCTTTGCGTGACGCCTCAATCCGAGCACGAATCTTGCGCAGGCCGGCGATGTAGCTGCGGGCGGCTTTGTCTCCCTTGGAGTCCTCGTAATTAAATGATTCAACTGCTTGCTGTTTGGCAATCTCGATGTCACTGATCAGGGCTTCGTATTGACTGATCGTGATGGCCTTCGGTTCGACGGCCAATGATGAGGTGATGTTCACGGTCGTGTTGTGAATAAACGAAATGGGATAGACCGGGATCGGCTCCCGGCGGGCCGTGATCAATCAGGCCAGCAGCCCGCGGCGCCTGGCTTCCTTCTTCAGCTGCGCGGTGCCCCAGCAGCTGCAGTACCGCAGCAGCTCCTTGTCGCTCAGGGCTGCCACACGTGCTGCAGCCAGTGCCGCACGCTCTTCCGCAACACGCGATTCAGCACGCACCCCAGCTCGGGCGGCGCGGATCGCCATGTAGGCCAGGCACAGGTCGTGCACCATGTTCCGCATCACGCTGCCTCCAGGCGAGATTCCATCCAGGTCCAGGCGTAGGCCGGCAGCTCCAGCGGCACCGACTCCTCGGCATAGGCAGGCCAGTAGCCCGCCTCATCGGCTGCGATCGACTGATCCAGTGCATGCCGGATCAACCGCCGGCCGATCTCCACCTGGTCGTTCGTGAGATGAACGCGCTGCACGAAATGCGGTGCGGTCTTCTCGATCGCGATGAACTCCAGCTTGATCGGGCGATTGATCAGCTCCCCGGACGGCAGGCCAAGGATCTGCTCCAGCGCACGCTTGCAGTAGAACAGCGCATCGGCGTAGTACGTGCCGCTGAGCACATACAGGAACTTGCCGGCATCGCGGTGGAACGCATCACCGGCCTCGCGGCAGGTCTTCAGGTCACCGATCCAGATGTGATCATCGAACACCCGCACCGCATCGAGCCGGGCCTTGCACGGCACCTTGGTGATCGGATCGAGCCACACCAGGGTGAGTTCGTTTAGCGTCCGGTACTCCGGCGCGAAGTAGGCCCCCAGCCGGGGGTGCCGCAGCACGGCATTGGCCCAGGCCATCACCTGGTCATGGTCCGCAGCGGAAACGATCTGCGCACCCGGGGCGATTCCCGCCTCGAAGCGGCGCCAGGCCTCTTCACGGGCCACGGCATCGAGCCAGGCGTCATGGGTCTTGGTGCCGGGCTTGGCGCTCGGTTCCTCCAGCTGCTTCTCCGTCGGCCGCTTCGGCATGCCGGATGGGATCACGACATACCGCTCGCCGTAGAGCTCCGGCTCCAGCAGCATGGTGTGCAGCATGTTGCCGTGCAGGAAGTGATCCTTGTCCGGCTGCTGCTCACGATCAGGCCGCAGGAACTCATGCCACGCATGGCCGAGTGTCTTGTGGATCGGGGTCTTGAGGAAGCTGGCGTTGTAGGCCTTCAGCTGGTCGTAGTCGTCGCGGGGCAGGTCCAGGTAGATCGCCTGGCGCGATTCCCACGGCACCAGGCCCTTGGGGTCACCCTCCACGGTGCCCATCAACCGGCCGCGGGGTGGATCGATCGGTGCTTCGACCTGGCGATCAGCAGGCACCTCAGCAGCCACGGCAGGGGCCATGGCGGTGGGCTCCAGGGTGGCGGCTGCCGCCACCGGCGAGAAGCTCTGCAGCAGGCTTTGCTGCAGCTCCGCAACAGAGGCATCCATCAGCGGCGCCCTCCGCGTTGCGCGGACTGAGCGGTGGCATCCAGGGACTGCAGCAGATCCGGCAGTCGATCCACTGGTGGGGCATCGATCCAGACCCGCCGGCCGCGGATGATCACGAACGGCTGGCCGCTGCAGAAGACACGCTGCAGCTGGCTTCCGTGGTCACCAGCCGGCGGCAGCAGGGCAATGGGGGGTTTCATGGCAGAAGGTCAAACGCTGGTTGTTGAGAGGGGGCCTGGATGCCGAGCGTGAAGTGTCCGCATCCAGACATGGACTAAACGTAGTCGATAGAGGTTGAAATCGCCAGGTCAGGGCTTGAGCAGTTCAGAAAAAGTGATCCACACCAGCTGCAGCCGACCCGACAGGCTCAGGCCGTGCGGGGGCGCCACCATCGTGCGCAGCGCCAGCCATGGCGCCAGCACCAGCCGGAGCGGCAGGGGCAGGATCGCGGCTGTCTGCTGTGCCGGTTGCAGCGCCACGCTGGCAGCCAGGCCGTGCTGCGCACGCTTCAGGCCGTCCAGGGCTTCCTGGGCGCGATCCACCAGCTCGCTGCAGTAGGCCTCATCGAACAGCTCGCCCGGCGTGAACCGCAGGTAGCTGCAGACCGCCAAGGCCAGATCCACTGCAGTGGCCTTGGCGCTGTCATCACCAGGATCCCGCTCTCGCAGCGCCGGCAGCAGCCGCACGTGCACATCCGTACCACCCGGCAGCATCACCCCATCGCAAAGAGTGAGGGGAGAGAGGGTGTTGTGATCGATCGCGAGCAACACCCGGGTCGGTGCGCCGCTGGCGGTGCGCTCCGGCAGGTGGCTCAGCACCATCTTGAGTTCTGCCACGGTGAGGGCCTGGCGTGGATCCATGCCATCGAGCAGCAGATCGGAGGTCATCGGATAGTTCATGTGGGGAGGGTGAAGAGGGTGAACAGTGCGCCCGGCCGTTCATCACCCCTGCACCAGCGCTTGTGGCCGATGGTGGTGACGATCCGAGCATCGTCGTGAATCAGCACCTGGCTGAGGGCGTCTTCAGAAGAGCGCAGGAGCTTCGAGCCGTCGGGCCTGACGGCATGCCACCGCGGTGCGCTGGGCTTGAGGGTGCCGTCGCGGCGGAAGTGGCCCAGGGGCCGGAGGAACAGGAACTCGCAGCGGAGCACCACAGGGCCGGTGAGCATGGGAGCGCCGGTGGCCAAGGCGGCCTCGGTCACCATCTGCCGCCAGGGCTTCACCCGCTTGCAGGACTCAACCAGCACGGTGCGACCGAGCCGGTCTTTCCCCAGGGGCCTCTTGCTGCCTTGCGGTGCAGGGGCCATGCCCTCCACCCGGAAGACGATCCGCTGCGGGTGCTGCGGGTGCTGCGGGTGCTGCGGGGCCCCGGGGGAAGGCACGGCCGGCATCATCGCTCCAGCTCGCTCAGGGCGAGCTCAATGGAGGCCGTGGCTCGATCGAGGTGGCCGTCGTGGAAGTAGACCAGTGCCTCGTTGATGCGCGGCTTCGCCGCTTCGATCCGCTCGGCCTCAGCGATCACGGAATGGAAGGCCGAGTCGCTGGCGTGGCGCGATTCGCGGGGCAGGGACTGCTCGACCGCGATGCAATCCCTCAAGGCCAGAAGGGCAGTGTTGATGCTCATTGGGCACTCCGTTGGTGGTGTTGCAGCCAGGCATCGCGGCAGGCGTGCCAGTCGGTGATGGGGTCGCAGCGGTCGGGCAGGAGGATCGGCCGGGCGTTGGCGTTGACCTGCTGCTGGCCGCGATGGATCAGGCCGCCGGGCAGCCAGGCCACCGCAAGGGCGAGGGTGAAGCCACAGAGGAAGGAACGGGTCATCGCTCCCCCTCCGTCTGCGTCTGCATGTGGACGGTCGTGAGCGACGCATCAGCCACCGCCCGGCAGTAGCCCCAGGCCGCCGCGCGCTTGGCGGCGAACCTGGCCCGGCGGGCGGGGTCCGCGATCATCCCCGACGCATCGAGGATGTCGCGCATCACCGTTTCCGGGATGTCGAGATCGGTCACGGTGTGGCCCTTGAGGGCCATGGTGTCTGGGCTGGTCATCAGACGAACTCTCCCTGGCTGGAGTCTTCCGCCTCGGCGGGGATGGCCTCGCTGGTGGGCTCAGGTGCGGCGGTGGGGGCCTCTTCGCTGGCGGCGGGCTGCTGCCGCGAGCGGGCGACACGGCGAGGGGCGGTGCTGGCCCGGGGCTGCTCCTGCACCGCTTCGGCGTCCTGTTCGGCCGGCTGCTCCACAGCCTGCGCAGCGGCCTGCACCGGCTGGCGCACCGGGGCCGGCGGCAGCACACCACCAGCGCCAACAGAAGGCGCCGCGGCGGCCTGGACAGGAGCAGGAGCGGCCGGGGCAGGAGCAGCGGCGGCCTGGAGCTCACCACCAGCAGGCGGGGCGATCCCGGCGCCCTGCTCGGCCTCGAACCAGTCCCCGGCCTTGCTCATGCCGTCCTTCAGGCTCGAGTAGATCTTGCGCAACGCCACCACCTGGGCTGGCACGATCGAATCCAGGCGCCGCTGGATGCGGGCCTCGATCTGGGCCTTGCTCACGCCGAACTCAGCAAACCGGGCCACCAGGGTCTGCTGCACCTCGGGCCCAGTGCCGGCGCTGGCCTTCAGGGTCATCTCGCACTGCTGCACCGCCGCCTCGATCACATCGCCGGGGATGACGCCGAGGATGCAGGCCCGCAGACGCCGTGCGCCCTGGTTGGCCACCATCTCGTAGATGTCGCGCGGATCGGTAAGCCGCTTGCTGCCGGAACGGGTGTGGCGCTCATGCAGCACCTGGAAGGTCTTGACCTGCCGCACGTTGGTCTGGATGTCCCACGCGAAGGCCTCCACCGTGCTCACGCCATCGGCCTGGGACAGCTCACGGATGCCGAACTGCAGGTTGCCCCACTCCTGCGCGATGGCCTCGGCCAGGCGAATGCTGGGGCCGCTCACCTCCTGGCCGCCACGGGCGTAGCTGTAGAGGGCGCCTTCCGCCAGGGAGGGCCTGGTGCAGGCATTCAGCACACGCTCGTAGGCCTGCATGGTGTTGCGGGGGAAGCTGCGGGCAATGAACATCGCCGCCTGCACTTCGCCCACCTCCCGGCTCATGGCCACCGATGTGGCAGCACCGGCGCCGGGAGGGGCAAGGTGCGCGGGGGACGCCGGCTGACCAAGGCCGCCGCCGTTGAAGGTTGAAAGGGTCACGCTGGTTGTGCAAAGAAACACGGAACCGCATCCGGCTCCACATGCAGTTTAGCCTTCGGCCGGACTCATGCGCGAGCCGTAAAGCGTCTGCATGTGGACTACGTTACGACTCGCAACCTTTTAGGGTCCGCCCCGCCACTCTTCGCAAATCACGCAATGCGCATCGTTGCTGCCACCACCGCCGAGGTTCAGCTGCTGAAGGTCCGCTGGCGTGCCATCACCCGTGTCCTGGGTCCGACCATCACACTGGAAGCCGTGGCTCCAGACGGCCGGGTGATCGATCACCAGCCCCCTGACCCCACGGCTTCCATGGTTCCTCAGCTCATCGCTGAGATCCAGACCCACCTGTTGTGCGCGCCACCGTCGCCGGTGGACAGCGCCTCAGATCTTGCGCAGCAGCAGCCCCAGCCCCATTGACGTGGCCGGTGCAGGCTTGCCGGTCAGCCACCCGACCAGTTCGGAAATGGCCGGCAGCTCGTGCATCAGCTGGTCGCCGTCGTAGATCTCCAGTCCGGCGATCACCATCTGAAGCTGCCGCTGCCGTTCCATGTTCTTCGCCGGGTACATCTCCAGGATCTTCGGCATGCCCTCGCTGAGCAGCAGCTTGCGATGACGGCACCAGCCCTGGGCCAGCATGCTCAACAGGGTGGAGAGCTCCTTGGCTTCCTCATCGTTGATCCGTCCCGGTTCGGCCCCGTCAACGGTCATCCGACCGAGGCGGATCCGGTAGAGGTCGCCGGAGTCGCACGGCAAGCCGGTCTGCTTCGACCGGATGAACCAGACCTCATCAGGCCCCGGCAGGTTCAGGCTGCTCGGCGGGTTGCCAAGGGCCGGCAGCTCATCCACCTCTGCACTGCTCGCGCCGGCGTAGCGGGCCAGCTGGAGGTTCACCTGGCCGAGGGCATCCATGGCGCCAGGGCCGAGCATGGAAGTTTTCTCGTGGATGATGTAGCTCACCATCGTGGTGGACACCCAGCCCTTGGGCGCCCAGGGGTTGGCCCACTGCGCCAGCTCGCTGAAACCCTTGTTGGTGAGCTTGTTTCCACGGATCAGGCGGCGCAGGGCCTGGTACATGGCAGCGCGGCCGCGCTCAAGTCGGGCTTCGCCAAGCACGGGGTCCTTGAAGTTCATCTGGATGCAGGTCATCTGATCAGAGCTTAGGGCTCCGGGTGTGAAATGAACTCTGATCGACTGCAAGTCCAGACGCAACCTTTGCAGCGCTTCTGCAGCAGAAAGCCCCGGACCACAACCAGCGTGGAAAGGCCCGGGGCTTTCTGTGGCAGTCCTGCTGCCGCGCGGATCCTAGGCCACGTCTGGCGAGTGCACCACCAGGGTGACCGGCACCATGCGGTAGCCATCACCGTCGCGCATCAAGGCCTGGACGATCGGGGCATCGCTGGGAAGCGGTGCAGGGATCGCCGCCGGCCGGCTGGTGGCGCGTGGGGTGGGGCTGCCACCGCGCAGGGCCCGCAGCTTGCGCTCGGCCTGGGCGTGGCTGCAGCCGAGGGCTGCGCAGATCCGATCCCACGTCCAGCCAGCGGCCTTGGCGGCCTGGATCCTGGCGGCGGTGTCGGGCTGGAACACCGCGCGGCCGCGCTCATCACGCGGCAGGCGCTCGAGCTGGAGCAGCTGCATCGGTGCGGACGGTTCGGACACGGCGGACGGTTCGGCGGATGGGGACGGCGCCACGGGGGCAGGGGCCGAGGCCGCGGGGGCGGCCGCAGCTGCAACAGGCTCGGGCTCGGGGGCCACGGCCACCGGTGGTGCCACCGCGGCAGGCGGGCGGGACCCTGGTGGCTCCACCCATCTGGGCTTCGGCTCGATCGCAGCTGATCGCCGGGTCACGGCTGGCCGTGCGCGGACCATCACCGGCGCCAGGGTCGGCTGCCGCTGCTCCGGCACCGGTGGGTCGATCCGCCCCAGCCGGCCCAGTACCTCCACCCGCTGTGGATCAGCGAACGGATACCGGGCCAGCACGAACCCGCGCGCCTGCTCCGGGTTGCTGGCGCGAATCGTCTCCGTGCTGGGCTTCAGTCCGGAGACGAAGTGCACCCGCACCCACCACAGCGGATCGTGTGGGTTGTCGCTGAACGCCACACCGGGCTCCAGGTGGCGCTCACGGTGCTCGATCAGGTAGTTCGGAACCGGTTTCATCGGCTGCAGCGCACCAAGATTTGGCAAGCGAACGCAAGGATCCGGCAATCACCGGGACCCTTCAGGGCCTCCGCCCCATCCAGGCCCAGACGCTGATGCCTCATGCCGCGGACAGGGTGATGCGGCCGCGGGCGACCTTGATCTGCAGTGCATCACCAGCCTCGAGCCCTGCTTCCGCCAGGTAGGCAGCACCCAGCACGGCATGGCCGGGCTTCAGCACCCGCGTGGCATAGGACAGCGGCTTGCCTTTGCGGCCGCCCTCCGCCCCTTCCCCAGCAGGGCTGATGCCAGCCGCCACCAGCAGCGCATCGCGGTACTTCGCCAGCTGCACGCGGCGGCGGCCATCAGGCAGCACCTTCACGTAACCAGCGGCTTCAGCGGCCTGCTTGTTGCTGCTGAAGTTCTTGTGATGCGCCACGAGTTCGGCGCCGGTCAGTCGTTCCATGGAAAGCAGGACTGCATCCAGAATGTTTGCGTCGCTGATCGTAGTCTGCACCTAGACATTGCGCCACTGCAGATGACCGGAAAACTCCGTGCGGATCCACACCTGTGCCGATGACCCTGGAGCAGCAGATCGCCGCCCTGCGCATTGAACCCAACCTGCCCGGTGCGCAGGACATTGAGGCCATGGCCAACCGGGTGAAGCGTCTCGATCTGCTGTACGAAGCCACCCGCCGTGATCAGAAGGAGAGCACCCGCCACGGGGTCTACACCGGCCTGCACCAGGCGATGACACAGCCGCCCGCTGCTGCGTGAGCCGGCTCATCCTTCATGCCGGCGGCCACAAGACCGGCACCACCACCCTCCAGGCCACCCTGCTCCACAACCGTGACCTGCTGGAGCAGCACGGCATCGGCCTGGCCGCTGGCTTCCATCCGATTGAGGGGCATCACCACAGCCTGGTGGCCCTGCTGGAGCGGCAGCAGTTCGATCAGTTCCTCGCGGCGATCAGCACCGGTCATCCCACGGTGATCGTGTCCAGCGAGGTGCTCTACCGGCTCCTGGCGCATCGCCACCCCGCCCTGGAGGCCCTGCCCTCCCTGATCCGCAGCGCCTTTGATCAGGTGACCACCGTGCTGATGATGCGCCGGCAGGACCACCTGAAGGAATCGCTCTACGCCGAGGTGGTGATGCGCTGGTTCACCGGCGACATCCGCCAAGAGAACCACTACCTCTACGACTACCGCCATGCGGTGGGCCGGCTGGTGGAGCTGTTCGGTGCCGAAGCCTTCCGCCTTGGCGTCTACCGCGACGACATCGCCTACTGGGATGCGGTGGCGGAGTTCATGCAGCTGGCGGACCTGGGCCCGGTGGCGCCGCTGCTCACCCAGATCCCGCGGCAGCGGGTGAGTGCCGACCGGCGGGTGCTGCAGGTGCTGGGCCAGCTGGAGGGGCCAGACCGTGGGCTGCGCGCAGACGTGTGCCGCCTGCTGCAGGACTCCGGCGCTCTGCAACCCGATCCTGTGAAGCACCTGCTGTCACCCGCGGAACGGCGGCAGCACCTGGAGCGCTACAGCAGCGGCAACCGCGAACTGGCCCTGGCGTACCGGCCTGATGCCGAGGCCTACCTCACCGGCGAGCTCGAGCAGCCCCCGGAGCACTGGGAGCCACCGGCGCCGTTCTCACCAGGGGAGATCGCCCAGCTGCTGGCTGCTGCTCTGGGGAGGCGGTAGCTCATCATCCGGCGGGCAGACATCAAGGTCTGGGTCGGTGTCGGCCGCCTGCTCCAGTTCCTCTGCAGCGCGCACCAGGGGCAGCAACCTGAGGAACTCATCCTCAAGATCAAGGCTGAACTCAACCATGGCGCGAATGCAGTTCAACCATTGAAGGTAGTCGCGCCACATCACTGTTGCCTGAGCAATGCAGCGCATCAGCAGCACTGTGGCGCCATCACCACCAGCCTGAAGGGACACCAGCTGGCAGTGATGGCGTGTGCCGGGGGGCCTCAGGCCGCCACGGCGGCGGCGCGGCGGCGCCGGCGGGTGCCGGCCGTGCTGCGGCGCTTGCTGGTGGCCACCACCTCACGGGCCGGCGGCAGCAGCCCGGCCACTGGGGCGCAGGGCAGCAGCAGCGGCGCCGCGATCACCACCGCGTCAGCCGCGGGTGCCGGGGCAGGGCCGACCAGCACCGCCACCCAGAGGGCAGCCAGCTGATCAGCGCGGGCATCGATCGCCTGCCGCAGCAGGCCGCCGAGCTCGTAGCTCGCCGCAGCCAGTGCTGCACCGCAGCGCCAGAGCCACCGCCCACTGGCGGCCGCCACCTGGCCGGCAACGATCAGCACCGCCAGCAGCGCCGCCGCCCGCCGTGCGGCACTCTCCAGGGCCTCGCCCCAGGTGACTGCATCAGCTGCCGCCGCAGCCTGCAGGGCGCGCCAGCAGCGGCCCGGGGCCCGCTCGACTGCAGCGGTGATGCCATCGATCGCGTTCACGGCCGCGATCACGCCATTGGTCATGGTGTCCATGGGGAAGCCTCCTTCCGGTGTGGTGGATGTGCCTGATGGGCCCGGAGCGCAACTCAGGCGCTCAACGGCAGGCGTGAAAAGGGTTGCGAGAACAGGCGTGGCCCGCCCTCACTTCATCACTATAACCCCTATGGAACTAAAGCGAGCATCAGTTCCATAGGGGTTACATTCCCTCACATGGAACGGCTCCGCCTGGGTTACTGCCGCGTCTCGACCGCCAGCGACGAGCAGCAGCAGGCCCTCCCCTACCAGCAGTCCAGGGTCGAACGCGAGGGGTGCGACCTCATTCTCTCCGATGTCGAGTCCGGTCTCAACCCACTGCGGCCCGGATACCTCGAGCTGCGGCGCCTGGTTGCGGCAGGCCGTGTCGCAGAGGTGATCGCCACCGAGTTCTCGCGCCTCGGCCGCGATGCGATGGAAGCCGACGACCTGGTGCGGCTCTGCGACCAGCACGCCACCATCTGCCGCACCCTCGCCGAGGGCCCGCAGACCATGGCGACACCAGAAGGCCTGCTGCTCACCCGCCTTCGCTCGTCCCTCAGCCAGGGTGAATCCATGCGCCTCTCTGCCCGGGTCAGGCGTGGCATCGATGAAGGCCGGCGCCACGGGCGGCCGATGCGGAAACCCTGCTGGGGGTACCGGCTCACGGCAGACCGCCAGGCCCTTGAGCCCGATCCCGCCGCCTGGCCCGTGGCCACACGGTTCATCGATGCGCTGCGTCGCAACGGCTGGCGGCTGCAGCCGACCCTGCAGGCATTCCCGGAACCGGTGCCGCTGCGCCACTGCCGATCGGTGCGCGCCTGGCTGCTCAACCCCACCCTCCGCGGCGGCATCGGCTACCAGCAGGGTGCCAACCACACCTTCTCCACGGTGCTGTGGGGCCTCCACCCGGCCCTGCTGAGCGATGCCGACTTCCAGGCCTATGAGGCGGCCGCCCACGGCAACCGGCGGAACTGGGGGGCGAATGCCAGCCGGCGGCCCCGGGCCCTCACCGGCCTTTGCCGTTGCGAGGAATGCGGCTGGCGGCTGAAGTACATCTCAGGCCGCACCATCCCCTCCCTGCGCTGCAGTGGGCTCGACTGCAGCCAGCACTACCGCGGCGTGCGGGAGGCCCTGGTGATCGGCTGGGCACTGGAGCAGATCACCGCAGAAGCCGGCGTTGCACTCGCCCGGCTGGCCACCACCACCGAACCGCCGGAGGTGATCAGCCTGCGGCAGCAGATCGCATCGCTGGAGCGCCTTGCAGATCCAGACCTGGAGCCGGCCCTGGCTGCCAAGCGCCAGCGGCTCGACATGCTCACTCGGCTGCCTGGGTTGAACCCTGATCTGCTGCGGAACATCCAGGATCCGCGCTGGGCTGCTGCCGCGTCCTACGGCGAGGTGCAGGCCCTGCTGCAGCAGACCGTGATCGAGATTCTGATTGCCAGACAGGCTCCGACGGCCATTCGCCTGAAGCTCTGAAGGCCTCATACCGCTCGCTGATGGCGCGAACCACGCTGCCGAGATCCTGCACGTCGCGCCTCCTGTCGTTGCACGCCTGGATGGCGTAGCTGCTCCGTCCATGTTTGCACGCCCTCGACCCACTGTTGCGGCTGCGGATGTGGATGCGACAATGGCAGCTGTCCTGCTGCGAAATGCTCACCCATGAGCGACGTGCCTTTTGACGCTGAAGACCTCGACACCACTGAGCTTGAAGACGTTCAGCTGCCGGAGCACCTGGTGCCGGTGCTGGATGCGATCGAGAACGCCCAGCTGTCGATGGAGGATCAGCTCACCCTTGCCCGCGTGCTCCTGGGCAACCTGAAGCTCGAGCACGAAGAAGCGCTGGCCGTTCTGGAAGAGGGCGCCGCCGATGGTGAGGCCTGCATCAACCCCAGCGAGGTGATCGCCTGGGCGGTGGATTCCACGATCCTCTCCAACGCCCTGGACATCCTGGCGGCGCTGAATCTGGAAGAGCCGGCGGGTGATGACGAGTCGGCCCCTGCTGAGCGCTACGACTGATCACGCTGCTCATCGCTGCAGCACCTCTGCCCGCCGTGCCGGCCCGAAGGTCGCCACCGCGGGCTTTTCTGTGGCCTTCGCATCCACCATCCGCTCGAGCAGGTAGGCGCAGAGGTTCGAGGTGCTGCGGCCCTGCTGATCGGCCATCTCCTGCAGGCGGCGGAACAGGTCGTGGCTGACGTTGATGCTGATCCGCCGCGGGGCGCGCTGCAGGATGGCGATGCGGTTCTGGGCCGGTGTGGGTGCAGACATGGAAGGGTCGCTGGATGCCCTTTCGTTCTGGCCCACCCCGGCCGCAATCCTCAACCGGTCATCACCACCACTGCAGGGCGGGATTCACTCTGTGGCGCCCTGCACCAGGGTCCAGCCACGGGTGAGGGTGGCCTTGCAGCGATGCCACCGGCCACGGCCCTGCTCGATCGGGCCCAGGTCCACCACGTCGTTGATCGCTTCGAGCACGCGGTAGAGGTTGCCCATGGGCGACCGCCAGACCTCCCCGGCGCAGAAACGCAGGCGTGCGGTGCGGATGGTGGCGTTCAGGTCTTCAGCGTGCATTGCGGAGCTCCTTGGCGATGGCGGGCAGCTGGGCCTCTTGTTGGGCCTGCAGCTGGGGGAACTTCAGGCCCGGGCGGCCGAGGGTGTGGGCGTGTTCCTTGCGCAGGAAGTGCCGGCAGGCTGGGCGTTTGGGCAAGATGTCATGCACCACAGGCTCGACAAAGCACTGGTAGCCCAGGTTGGTTTCCCTGAAAAACGCGCAGCCGCTGCACGTTGGACTGTTCGTGGTCATCGCTGGTTGTTGGGTGAATGCCTGTCGCCGTCTGGATGTGGATGACGACAGGCGGAACTGTAGTGGTAACCGCTCAAAACGGCACGTCAGCCGGCCTGGTCATCGGCGCTGCAGGTGCTGCCGCCGGTGCGCTGCGCTCGATCCGTTGCGGCAGCTGTCGCCGCACCGGTGCTTCCACGCCACTGCCGCCCGCTTCACCGGCATCCTCCCGCCGGCCCTGCAGCACCTCGAAGAAGCTGCTGCGGATCAGCGGCCGTGAGCGCTTCTCGCCGGTGTCCTTCTCGGTCCACTTCATCAGCCGCAGCGTGCCGATGACCCCGACCAGCGCACCTCTGCCGAACAGCCGCTGCGCCAGGTCGCTCTGTTTCCCCCACACCTCAATCGTGAACCAGTCCGGCTCTTCCTCTTTGCTGTTGCGGTTCACCGCCAGGCGAAACGTCGTGACGGCCGTGCCGTTCACATCGCGGGTTTCAAGTTCTGAGGCCACGCGGCCTACCAGGGTGATGCTGTTCATGGGGCAAGGTGCAACGTGGTGATCAATCAACGGGGCATGAGGCTGCATGGTGGTCGCTTTCCCGGCCCCCTGCTCATGGCCCGCGGCTGCTGCGATGGATCGGCGGCAGCCCAGGGCCCGCCAGCTGTGGATGCCGTTCCGCCCAGCGGCTCAACCCGATCGCTTCCACCCAGGCGATGCTGGCCTGGTCCGGGTCGATCATCTCCAGTTCCACCCGGCCACCACCGAGCCAGATCACGAAGCTGCGGCTGATCAGGCACCGCTCGCGATCGCCGATCATCACCAGCGCGGCACCGAGCTCTGCCAGCACCGCCTCTGGCCGCACCAGCTCCCTGGGTGCTGTTTGCACCGAGGCCACGCCGGTGTCGCCGCCATCGGTGAAGCGCACCACCAGGTCGATCGTGGTCGCCAGCGGCAGCATCAGGTCTGCGGCATGGGCTGGTGCCGCCAGCACCTCCAGCCGGCTCCAGAAGGCATGACCGATCAACCGCTCGATCACCGCACGCTCCGCCGTCCACCGCTCTGCAGCCAGCTCCAGGGCTGGGCCGTGGCCCGCCAGGTGGCGGCCGTGGACGGAACAGGCAGCACGGATCAGGTTGTTGCGCCCCGGCCGTGATGGCACCGGGGGATAGGCCCAGTCGATCAGCCGATGCGCCGGGAAGCACTCGGCACCATCGGGCCGCACATAGCAACCGGCCTGCGGGTTCGGCTTCACTGGGAACTCGCTGATCCAGCCCTGCAGGCTGTTGAGGCTCAGGCTGCCCATTCCGCCTCCGGCTCCAGGAAGCTGACCAGCTCGGCATCATCCGCCGCGAAGCCCGCAGCAGCTGGGGCAGGGTCTGCGGCTGGCTCCGGGGCCCCACGGCGCACCACCGGATACCGCGGCGCCGGCCGGGAGGTGGCCCCCTGCAGCCATGCGTCGCGCTGTTCGGCATGGAGGGCCTGCAGCGCCTTCCAGTCGCCTGGGTGCTGCTCGATCCATCGCCGGCACTCGTTCACGTACTCCGGCGGCTGCTCCGATCGCGCCAGCACATTGGCCTGCATCACCTGCCAGGTGACCGGTGGAATGTCGAACTGCTCGATCGTGCAGTAGCCCTTGGCCACCATGCCGGCCAGCAGCAGGCCGACGTTCTGGAACAGATGGGTGTTCATCGCCATGGTCACCACCCCGTGAGCTGCAGGCCTGCCCCCAGCTGCGGCACCTGGTGCTGGTGGTCGCCAGCGCGAAACACCCGGGCTTCCGGCCGGCTGCTTTCACGTTGCCCCGGTGATGGTTCCAGCAGCCGCTGTTTGCCATCCACCGCAGCAACACCAGGCGGCAGCGCATGGCCACGGCCCTGGAGCTCTGCTGCAACATCTGTGCGCACCGCAGTGGGATCCACAGGTGCAGATTCCAGCAGCTTCTGCCGTGTCGCTACCGCCCGCCAGTAGAGGCCCTGCTGGTAGGCATCCGCGTGGCGCGGGTCGATGTCTGGCAACGGCGGCAGCTGATCAGTTCGCCGCTCGTAGATGGTCGCCAGCACATCAGACAGGCTCGGCTTCCACTTGCTGTTCGCCAGGGCTTTGGATACCCCCAGATCCCAGAGTTCCTGTGTGATCGATGGTGCAGCCTGCAGCAGGGCTTGATAGGCAAAGGTGCAACCCATGGCGTTGGCGGTGCGGCCGTAGTAAGCGCAGAGCGCTTCTTCCACCTTGGCGAAATGCTCGAAGGTCAGCGCGGTCATTGGATGAGTCCCATGGAGCGAAGTTCTTGGGTCAGTGATGGCTTGGCCGCTGGTCCACGTCCAGACGCAGATGGCGCAGGCTCATGCAAACCCTGGTAGCCACCGATCACCGCCTTTTCCAGGATCTGTTCCTGTTCGGCGCGGTTGTGGCGCCGCAGCAGGCTGCAGGCGCGGTTGAAGGCTGCCTCTGAGCGCCCGCGGGCTTTGACCGACCACCATTCGCGCAGCAGCTGCTGCACGGGCAGCAGGTCATCAGGGACGGCGTGCTCGGGCAGATGCCTTGCGCTGTAGGGGTCCTTGAGCTTCGGCGGTGCCTTGGGCTGGGGTGCTGACTGGGGTGCTGGCTGCTCCAGCGAGGCCGGTTGTGGTTGCTGGCCGTTCTGCGAGCCTACAAGGCCGTTCAGAGGGGCTGGGGGGCATGGATGCCCGCTGGAGGCATCGGAGGCGGCTTCCCGGGGCTGCTGGAGGCCACTCCGGGGCCGTGGCTGTTCAGACACCGATCCGTCCACATCCAGACGGCCATCACCGGCGACCGAAGGGAGCGATCCCCCCAGCGGGGGGATGGAGGGGGGTTCTTTGGATTTAGGTTTATTATTCTTCTCTTGATCTTCTTCGGGTGCACGTCGTGCACCCCGGGAGTGAATGGGGTGCACCGTGCTTCGCCCCCCTTGGGGGTGCATGCCGTGCACCCTGGCCGGCGCCGCCTGGAGGTGCACGCCCTGCACCATGCCCACCGGCAGGGCTTGGCCCCACGGATCTCCGGCCCCCTCCTGCTCCTGCCGCACCTGGTCGAGCCATTTCGCGTCCCACACCGTGAGGCGATACCGCGAACTGGCTTGGCGGCCGTCGTCGAAAAAGGCAAGCCGCTTTTCGACAAGGCCCTTGGCCTCAAGATCCGCCATCACCAGAATCACCTTGCGGCGAGACATTCCTGACTCTTTCGCAAGCAGATTCAGCGACGGGAAGATCATCGGGTAGTGGCTCTGCATGGTCCATAGGAGGCAGAGCTCGAATGGCGTGAGCCGGCCCTTGATCCAGTTCGGCAGCGCCGTGAATGTGACCCGTGAGCCCTGGGCCTGGAAGCCGTGATCGCCAGGAGTGGCCGTGTGCTGCTGTTTGCTGTTCATGCCGACCGCTCCTGATTGTTCGAGGGGTCACCCCAGATGCACAGTTCAAGCCGTGCTGGAGCCCCTGTGCTCGGGGTGGTCTTCACGTAGCCGTTGTCTTCCAGCTTCTGGAGGATCGTGATGATCTCTTCCCTGGTTAGACCGCTGTCCTTTTCCAGCCTTGTGAATAGCCGGCCGCCCTCTGGCTGGTAGCTCTGGAGCAGCCATAGGATGCCAATCGAAGGGAGATCGAGCTCACCCCTGATCCATGTGGGCAATGCGGTGAAGGGCTCCCGTTGGCCCTGGAACGTGTCGTTGTCATCGAACATCGAAATCAAGCCTCCTGATAGGGCGTTTGCGAATGGGTTGTTGCATTGGTTCCCGGCCTGCGCTGCTCGGCCGGTTGGGGCGGTTGAGCCTGCCGTCCACCTTCACATCACCGAAGCGCTCTCGCGCCCCGGTGAGACGGAACGTTTCTTCCACCAGCGCACCACCCGGCTCGCGCCGTTGCCGCCAGTAGATCAGCTCCTTGTTCCGCAGTTCCCGCAGCAGGCGCCGCGTCAGCACCTGCCCGTTCCGGGAGGCTGCGATCAACACAGCCTCCGTGAGGTTTTCCTCCCCGTGGGCCAGCAGGAACAGCAGAAGGCCCTTGGCCCCCCACGACAGCGCCGGGTCCTCGATGATGGCCAGAGGAACCGACGCCTGCGCGTTCTCCGGCATCGGCTCAGTCCTGGGCGCCGCTGGCCCCCAGCTCCTGCACCAGGAGAGCAATCAGCTCCTGGGCCTTGAGCAGGTGCAGCTCAGCCTCCAGAGCGAGGGTGCGGTGGCGGCGCTGCAGCGGGTGGCGGGTGATGTCCTCCAGGTAGACCAGCATGTCAGCAGCCGCAGCGCTGAGCGGGTCATCGTTGCCCAGGTCACGGGCAATCTGTGCAGCAGTCAGTTGAAGCTCATCGAGAGCTTGGTCGTCCAAGCGGGCCATGGTTGTTACTCGGTAAAGGTCACGGGGTTTCCCCGCCTTGACATCATACCTTTCCCTGTGCGTTTTGGGGCCAGGCTGCAAAGGGCAGGAGGGCAGCCCCGAGTAGAAGCTGCCACTGCCGCTCTTCTTCCCCCCTGCTCACGCCGGGGGTCTTGTATCCGAGCCAACCCGGCCGCAGCAGCCTAACCGGCACTCGACAACCCCACAACCCTTGCAGCGTCTACGGTTTCCCGCCTTTCTGGGGTGGTCTGCAGCGGGGTCGCGATTAGGCAGGCTTAACCCCCTGGCTAATTTGGCCAGATCCCTTGCCCCGCAGTTGATCTCAGCCTTTCTGATTGCCTGGCGCCAGCTCGGGATGCTTGCGACTTAGGTGAAGAGGGCCTAGCATCTAAGTCCAGACGTGGACTGTCGTGACCGGCTCTGAGCCCCAAGCCAAAAAAAGGCTCTGGCATTTCAGATCTGGCTACCGCCACAACAGGGACGAGAGCTTCTTCCACTACGAGCGCTTTGTCTACTTCCTTTCGCTTGGACCCACCAGGCGACAGGTTGACGTGGCGAAGTATTTCAAGGTCTCCGGGCCCTCGATCAACACGGCGGCCAAGACCTTCAACTGGATCAAGCGTGCACAGGCATGGGACGACAGCCAGCCCAACGCCGACGACATCCCCGATCTGCTGGCCGCCGCTGCTGAGCATGGCAAGGCCTTCGATCGCTTTTCCATCCCGCAAGAACAGATCGCCGCGGTGGCCGCGTTGCCGGTCGTGGCGCAACCGCCTGGCCGCATGGCCTCTCGTGCTGCGCGCATCGAGCGGCTGCGCGGCCTTTCCGAGCAGGTGGGCGAACGCCACATGACCTGTTCCCTGGAGATGGCCGGCAGCATCCAGTTGCTGCAGGGCCAGCTGCATCGGCTGCTGACCCGCTGGTCCGATGAAGCTCAGGAGCAGGACCTGGCTCAGATGCTGAACTCCAGCGACCGCGTGGTGGAAACCGTGAGCAAGCTGTCGCGATCGATCGCCTCGATGGCAGCCGGCTCCGCCCAGTTGGCCACTGTCGGCGCCGAGCGCTGGGGTGCCGCCCTGGGCATTGATGTGGTGATGGGCCAGCTGGCGGACTTCCTGAAGCGCCAGCAGCAGCAGGCTGCAGCCCACCCCGCACCGCAGGGCTCTGGGCCCGTGGGGCAGGAGGTGCCGCCATGACCTGAGCCGGTGCCTTCTGATCTCGTTCCACCCATCAACCACAACCAGCGACGTGATGATGACCAGCCTTGACCTGCCTCCACTGCCACCGCTTGAGGCGTGCCGGCAGCTGCTGCCCACGATCCATGGCCTGCGCCAGCGCTTTCCGGGCCACGACCGGGCGATCCTGGATCTCTTTCACCTGCTCGAACTGGGCCTGGCGCCTGGTGCGGTGAGCACCGCGGGCCTGCTGGCCCTGTGGCGCTGCAGCCAGCCACAGGTGAGCCGCAGGGTGAATGCGATCGATGGCCTGGGTGTGTTCAAGGTGCGCTCCCGCCATGGCGCCTACGTGGTGACCGATCGTGCTGCAGCGGCCTGGACCACGCCGCAAGCCATCTACGCCCAGATGCAGACTGCCCGGCGTCCAGGGGCAGGCCGTCGCGCTGATCGCTGGGATGCCGCCCGCGCCCGCCTTGCGGCGCTGGGGGTGGTGGCATGAGGGCTGGCGAGATTCTGTGGCAGAGCCCCGAGGGCCAGCGGCCGCAGTGGCGGGTGGTGGTGCACAAGGCCTGCGGCGGCAACAACCCGATCCAGCTGCGCTTCCAGTGCCTCGGCCGGCTGATCGGCCTGCGGCGCATCGCCACCTGGCTGCCGACCGTGGCGGCATGGGATGCCCGGGGCTGGGTGCCGAACGGCGACGACCGCCGCGTGCCGAGCGCTGTGGTGCAGGCCGTTGAGGCTGCGCTGAAGCGGCCGCGGGTGGAGGTGGAGCGATGACGCGCGAACGCACCCTGCAGGAGAAGGAGCAGATCGTGCGGGCGGTGCTCACCAAGGGCAGCCACTACACGCACAAGGCCATCGCTCAAGAGCTTGGGGTTTCGCGGGAGTACGTGCGGCAGATCAGGATCGGCCATGTGCTGGCCAAGGTGCTGCCCGAGCTGCCCCGCGAGGATCCGCAGGCCCGTGCGCAGCGCTGCACCGGCTGCCGCATGTTCGAGCCCGGCCAGTGGCAATGCTCACTGGGGATTCCAGAGAGCAACGGCCCGGACGGGATGTTGCAGAACCGCTATGCAATCGAGTGCTCCAGCTACCTGGAGGATCCGAATGCAGCGTTCTCCGAACAGGAGATCATGCAACGTTCGCTGGCGCGGCGCGTGGCTGACATGCGCAGGGAAGGACTGAACCGCAAGCAGATCTGCGCGATGTTGCGGATCAGCCATGAGAAGTACACATTCGCCCTGAGGCAACATGCTTAAGAACGATCGCTGGATTAAAGAACAGGCCGCGAAGGGCATGATCAGCCCATTCGTGCCGGAGCTGGTGCGGCAGTTGCTGCATGACGACAGCCACCCCTTTCACGGTTCGCCGTGTCTGTCCTACGGCTCCAGCTCCTATGGCTATGACATTCGGCTGTCGCCTGCAGACTTCAGGATCTTCCGCCATGTGCCGGGGCTGATCAATGACCCCAAGGCCTTCGACGACCGGTGCCTGGAGCCGGCCTGGCTGCGTAAGGATCTGGCCGGCGACTACTTCATCCTGCCGGCCCACAGCTACGGCCTTGGCGTGGCCCTGGAGCGGCTGCGGGTGCCCAGCAACATCACCGTGATCTGCCTGGGAAAGAGCACCTACGCCCGCCTGGGTATCATCGCGAACATGACTCCCGCCGAAGCCAGCTGGGAGGGTCACCTCACGCTGGAGTTCAGCAACAGCAGCGGCGCCGACTGCCGCATCTATGCCAACGAAGGCATCTGCCAGCTGCTGTTCTTCGAGGGTGAACCATGCGAGACCACCTACCAGGACAGGGCCGGGAAATACCAGGGCCAGCCGGAAGCCGTGATCGCAGCGAGGGTGTGATGCACGCTGAACCCGACGCACTTACCTGTTGGCTTTTGAGGGGCGAACGCGGTCTAAGCAGTAATGCCATGGTTGCTCACATTATGGGCATGGGTGGAACCGCCGATCACCCACGCGATCCCGATGATCTGCGCCGCTGTCGCTTGCTAGTGGAGCAGGTGCCAATGATTAAAGCCTGCTTGCCAAACATGGCAAGCTGCTCTTCAGTTTGGGCTCGCATTGTTGCCCAGTGGAATGAGCTCTGCAGCCTGATGGATGCCGAGGCACCGGATTGGCGCAGTGGCAGGGGCTCGGCGCCGAAAACCTACGCCCTGTTGGTGAGGCTGCAGGAGGTGCAGCCATGACCCTTTCCATCGGGGCCTTGCAGCGGCTCAGCGCAGCACTGCAGCTGCCCAGTCACACCACAGACATCACGATCAACATCTCGGCCGGTGAACTCCCGGGGATGACCATTCGGCAGCTGCTCACCGCCGAGCAGATTGATGCCCTGGCCGAGTGGTACGTCACCGAGGGAATCGATCGGATTCAGTACGGCGAAACGACTTACACGCTGCAGGAGCGTGGGGAGGTGCAGCCATGACCAGCCCTCGCGGCGCCGAGTTCCAGCGCCAGAAGAACCGCGCCTCTGAGAAGCGCCACCGCCTGCGCAAGGCGGGCCTGCTGCCACCGTTCCCCATCTGCTCCAGGTGCGGCGGGAAGTGCCAGACCGATCACTGGCTTCCGCTCTGTGGCACCTGTGCCAGGCAGGTTGGCGAGAACCCGCGCCCACTGCGCCTTGCTGCTGAGCAGATCCTGGCGGAGCTGCGGGCTGAGGCCCGGGGGGAGGCGGCCTGATGCTCAACCCCGATTTCTACCCCACCCCTGAGGTGGTGGCCGCCACCATGCTCGATCCGATCGATCTCCGCGGCCGCACCGTCCTGGAGCCCAGCGCCGGCAGCGGCAACCTGGTGCAGGCCTGTCTGGAGCGCGGCGCTGCAGAGGTGCTGTGGTGCGAGACCGAGCCCCAACTGCAGGCGATCCTCACCAGCATCACGGGCGCCATGCCGACCCATCGCTATGGCGACTTCCTGCAGGTTCACCCGGCCGATGTGTCGCACATCGATGCCATCGTGATGAACCCACCGTTCAGCGCCGATGAGGCTCACATCCTGCACGCCTGGGCCATCGCCCCACCTGGCTGCGAGATCGTGGCCCTGTGCAACTGGAACTCGATCAGCGGCCACTACCGCGGCCTTCAGCTCCGGCTGGCGAAGCTGATCGATGCCTACGGCAGCAAGGAGGCCCTCGGTGAGTGCTTCGCTGATGCTGAGCGCCCCACCCGGGTGAGCGTGGGCCTGGTGCGGCTGACGAAGCCCGGCACCAAGCCCGGCAGCGACGAGTTCGACGGGTTCTTCCTCGGCCCCGACGACATCGAAGCCCAGGGGGAGGGGATCATCCCCTACCGCCGCAGCCGGGACATCGTGCAGCGCTACATCGAGGCCTGCCGGATCTATGACGAGCAGGTCGAGGCCGGTGTGCGGCTCCGCAACGTGCTGGATGGGTTCTTCGGCAAGGACCTCGGCCTGCAGGTGACGATCGAGGGCCAGGCGGTCACCCGCAACCGCTTCAGGAAGGATCTACAAAAGCAGGCCTGGCAGCACGTCTGCAACGAGTTCCTGCCGGAGCGGATGGCCACCAGCCAGCTGGCGAAGGACATCAACCGGTTCGTGGAGGATCAGACGAAGATCCCCTTCACCGAGCGGAACATCTACCGGATGCTCCAGATCGTGGCCGGCACGCAGGAGCAGCGGGTGGATCGTGCTGTGGAAGAAGCGATCGACAGCCTGACCATGTTCACCAAGGAGAACCGCTACGGCGTGGAGGGCTGGGCGACGAACAGCGGCTACATGCTGAACCAGCGCTTCATCCGCCCGAGCATGGCTGAGCTGGCCTACAGCAACCAGAGCAAGGTGCGGCTGCAAACCTATGGCGGGCAGTGGGATGAGATCCAGGACCTGATCAAGGCCCTGTGTTTCATCACCGGCCGCGCCATCGAGGAAGTGCGCACACCGGAGCGGATCGGCGAGAACCAGTATTGGCCAGGCGACTGGTACGACTGGGGCTTCTTCCTGTTCCGCCCCTACAAGAAGGGCACGGTGCACTTCGAGTTCAAGGATCGCGAGGTGTGGGCAGCGTTGAACGCCCGCTACGCCCGCATCAAGGGCCAGGTGCTGCCGGAGAACCTGCAGCGCAAGCCCCGCGCACGGCGGCAGCCGGCTGCTGCCTGATTATCCCGTTCAACTGCACTCACATTCTCATGTCCAACAACATCAATGAAATCCTGTCTGAGCGTGGCAGCAGATACGGCGTGTTCACCGACCATGCGCGCATCACCCAAGAGCTGAAGCGAGTAATTGGTGAGCACACCCCATTGGGTCGGACACGCGATGACGGCAGCCATGGCGATCACTTGGCGCCAGATCAGCAAGAGGCCCTCGACATGATCTGCCACAAGATCGGAAGGATCATTAACGGCGACCCGGACTATGCCGACAGTTGGCAGGACATCGCTGGGTATGCGCAACTGGTGGCCAATCGCCTCATTGGCGAGGGGGTCCAGTGATGCACAAGCCAGAGGCGAGGTTGACCGAGGTGTCGATCCACCCGCCGGGTGATCTGCTGAATGAAGCTGCGCTGCGGCTGCAGCTGGCGCCCGAGGGCGACTTCCTGATCCTGCGCCAGGGCGAACAGCAGGTCGAGATCGACGGCGCCGATCTGCCGCTGCTGCTGGAGTGGGGCCAGAAGCTGCTGGAGGGCCACGCGAATGGCTGATCCACGCATCCCCGGCGAGAACACCCCGGACATGTGGGTGCCGATGTTGCGCCACACCGTCCCCGATCGCGTGATCCTCGACTGGGTGCACCTGCTGGGCATGTGCTGGATACAGCGCGAGCCCGAGTACAGCTCCACCCAGCTGCAGGTGGTCTGGCGGTGCAGCCTTGATGAGGCGACCGACCGCATGGCCGCCCTGATTGATCACGACCTGGCCGTGCGAATACCGGGCCCTGACGTGATCAGGATCCGGCCGCACGCTGGGCCCGGCACCTTCAACCTCAACCCTTGAACCAATGAGCAACAACACCATCACCAGTCTTGATCTTGCAGAGCTTGATGCAGACCTTGCCAGGATCGCGTCGCGAAATGTGATCTTGGAGGCTGCCAAGATTCTAGCGGCAATGCCAATGTCATCCCCAGAGTTCAGCAAGTATGAGGTTCATGGCGCGGATGAGGTGCTGGTATTTGTTTTAGGGTGTGAATGGCGCGTTGCGTCATCGGATGAGCTTGCTTCTTGGGCTAGGTATCAAATTTGCGAGCGTAACGAAGTCGACCCCGATCAGCTGACGCTTGAGATGGTCTTGCGTGAGATGCTGACCAGGAATGAAGAAGGCGATGAGGAGCCTGATCGCGTCACCTATGACGAAGTGATGAGGATGGTGATCCAATGAGATTGATCCACGCCGGCACCAACGAGGGCGATGAAGCCTTCTTCCCCATGCCCGCCGGCACCTTCTACCCCCCTCCGCCGGCACCGGCGGCTTCATGCTCGCCAACCCTCCCTTCGCGTCCGCTTCCATCCACATGCAGACCCCCACGCCCCAGGATCCAGCCGCAGACCTTGAGGCCGCCTTCCGCGGCTGGTGGGCGGAGAGTTTCCCGGCGGCGCCCCCCGGCCCGCATGCCGTGCGCACCCACGTGGCCTTCGCTGTCTGGCTGCTGGCGCAGCAGCAGGGCGCCGCAGGGCCGGAGGCCGGTGCGTGACTGCCACCGACTGGCCCTGTTGCCCCGCCTGCGACGCCCCGGGCCGGGTGCTCGATTGCAGGATCCGGGAGGGCAGCCGCTGGCGGCGGTTCTTCTGCCTCTCCTGCGCAATGCGGTGGACGATCTCCTACCCGCTGGATCACAAGCTCTCGCACCGCCGTTTGCAGCCCCGCCTACTGACCGAGGCCCAGGTGGTCGAGGTGCTCACCTCAGACACCCCGATCCGCCAGCACGCCCGTGCCTTTGGGGTCAGTCCACGGCTGATCCAGAGCATCAGGACTCGCGAGCGCTACAGCGATGTGCGCCCAGACCTGCCGGCCTGGCAGGACCGGCCACGGCAGGACCAGCCACCGCCGGGCCCGCCCCCACCGCCGCCGCGGTGCTTCGAGTGCCGCGAATGGCAGGGGGTGGGCACAGGCTGCCGGCTCCGCCTGCCGGGCCCTGCCACCACCTGCAGCTCCTACGACCTCGCCGCTGATGACGACCCCGATGACGACACCTGAAGGCCAGGCCCCGGAGCCCCCCTGGCGGCCGAGCTGGAAGCAGCTGGCCCAGATCCCTGATTCCCTGTTGAAGGTCCGCATCCTGCGCGCCCTCGACGTGAAGGTGCCACCCGAGGGCCGGGCGACGGTGTTCCACGGCGAGGGCTTCCGGCTTGAGGTGGCGCCAGAGAGCGGCTTCTACCTGATGACCGATGGCATCAGCAGCACCTGGCTGCCCGATGGCTCCACCGTGCTGCGAACCCTGAAGTGGTCTGCCGGCACACCAACCGGGGACGCGGTGCGCGCCTGGCTGGAGGGCTGGGGCTGGGTGCCGAAGCAGAAGAAGGCTGCCCCCCAGGCGCCGCCGCCGATGGTGATCTGATGCCAGCGCGCCGCAGCAGCAAGCCGGCTGATCTGTTGCTGGCCCATGCCGCAGAGGCGTACTTCGCGCACGATCCGCTGTCGCTTGCCCTCCACCAGGCCCAGGCCAGTGCTGCGCAATCCAACGCCCCGGCGCCCTATGCCGACACGCTGGAGGCCTACATCAGGCTGGTGTGCCCCAGCTTCCCGTGGTCGCCCCACACCCACCGGCTGGTGGCCCTGGGCCAACGGGTGGCCGATGGCGAGATCCGCCGGCTGATGGTGGAGTTGCCCCCGAGACACTTCAAGTCCACCATCTTCTCGATCTTCCTGCCCGGCTACTTCCTCCGCCGCTACCCCAACCGCAGCGTGGGCATCGGCTGCCATACCGCCACCCTGGCGGAAGGCTTCAGCAAGGATGCCCGCGACTACTACAGCGCCTCCGGTGGTGCGCTCTCCCCCGCCTCGAGCGGGGTGAAGAAGTGGGGCACCGGC